ATCCTCTCCGCCATCGAGACGTGGCTGCAGCAGTTCCCCCCCGACGGGGGCACGTACCGCTTCGGCGTCGGGCTCATGGCCGCCCCGGATGGGGGCGATGACATCCTCGGGCTGCAGTTCACCACCGCAGGCGCCGCGCTCGCGTACGTGCAGACCCTCCAGGCCAACCCCGCCTCGGAGTTCGCGTACGAGCCCATGGGGAGCTGGGACGCCATCCAGGACGCGTGCACGGGTGGCCTGGGGAATACGTGGCGCGCCGACGCGGGCCGGGACATCCTCGTCTTCACCCACGACGACGGCGAGACGCTCAAGAATTACGACGCCACGACCGTGGTGGGCGCGTGCGCGGACGTGCAGCCCTACACCCTCGACACCCCGGACGGCGGGTACGGGTATCTGCCCTACGAGGACCTCTTCATCTTCAGCGACGCCGCCGGGTACGACTTCAGCAGCGTCGTGGGCGGGTACGGGTTCCAGTCGCAGACATTCGGCCTGCTGAAGTCCAGCGAAATCATGGGCCTGGAGTTGAACTTCGTGCTCCCCTGCACGCAGAGCCAGGGCGGGATTTGACAATGGACCAGAACTCGGGTACTCTCGGTGGTGTGATGACCATGACGGACAGCAGTGGCAAGACGTGGTACGTCTGTGACGGCGTCCTCAAGCCCGCAGAGGTCATCGAGGTTCGCGTCTCCCCCTACAGATTCTTGCCGTATCAGAGGCCCCTTGGATTAGACTTGCACCACCCTCTCAAGGAGAACCCCTATGTCCAGTAAGAGGAACGAGGCGCGAGACATCACCGTCGTGGAGGTCATGGCCCTGGAGACGCTCAGGTCCACCCTGGAGATGCTCCGCAAGCGCGTGCGCGAGACCGAGGGCGTCATCGAGGCCATGGAGACGGACCTGCTCGCGCGCATGCGGGCGGGCGCGCGTGTCCGCGTCGGCGAAGGGAAGGTGTCCCATGGGCGATGACCACGAGCATTCCTACACCCAGGCGCTCGAGCGCCGGGTCCAGGCGCTGTGGAAGGCCCTGGAGGCCTCCACGCGCTCGCTGGAGACGCTCTCGCTAGCCGGTGGTCGGGACCAGCCCATGCTCGCGGACCTCATGGACGTGCGGGGCTACGCGAACTCCCGGGCTAGGGAGGCGCGCAAGGCCCTCGTGGCCTGCTCGTCGGCTGTGGTATAGTACGCCCATGCCCAACGCAAAGGACGAGGACAAGAACTTCCAGGAGGCCAAGAGGTACCTCGCCCAGTTCCCGCTTCGCAGCGCCCAGGAGGAGCGGGACTCCGCCGCGGACTGGATGGGGAGCTGCAGGTCCTTCCAGCAGTCCCTCGACCAGGCCCTGCTGCAGCTCGAGCAGGCCAACAAGGAGGCCCTGGAGATGCGCGTCACCATCGAGCAGCTCACGCAGGAGCTGCGCGCCAAGGACACCAGTTTCAAGCCCACGCTAGGCCAAGCCTAGGAAAGGAACATCACCATGAAGAAGACCACTGTAGCTGTCGTCGCCGCCCTCGCCCTCCTCGGGGGGTGCACGCGCAACACCAACTACGGGAAGTGCATCGGCGTCCAGACCGAGGAGGTCAAGACCCTCAACTACGATTTCAGCGTCAAGAACATCGTCATCGGCCTCATCTTCTCGGAGACGCTCATCATCCCCGCCATCGTAATCCTGGATGACGTGAAGTGCCCGACCGGGCCGTCCACAGCCAAGTAGTAGTCCCACCCACAACGTCGGAGGCGAACACGCCAATGAAGACAGACCAGAACAAGGTAGCGCAAGCACGTCGTCAAGAGGGGGCCCTCGACCGCCAGGCCCGAGCCCGGAGCCCGGAGGCGCAGCTGCAGTACCTCGACACCAAGGGGTTCGCCGCCAAGAAGGAGCGCGCCAAGCTCGCGGCACGTCTCGCGAAGAAGAGCTGAGTATGAGCAACCTAACCCTGGAGGAGCTGCAGCAGCTCCACGAGCTTCTCACCGCCTTCGAGGCCAGCCCAGAGTTCCAGGACGTCGTCGCCACAAGCCCCGAGGACCTCGAGGCCGTCAAAGCCGCGTTGAACGTCGTCAACTACGTGCGGGTTTCCCGCCCAGAGGAGAGCAAGCCATGAGCCCCAGCAAGTTCCGAGCCCAGATGAAGCACCAGCGCAAGCGCCAGGCCCGGGAGAAGGCCCTCACGGGCAAGACGTGGTCGGAGATGAGCGACACCGAGCGCGTGACCACGAAGTCCAAGCTTCGCGCCTTCCTGGCCCTGAGGTCCGCCGCGGAGAGCCTCCTCGAGACACGCCTCCGGAAAGAGGTCTGATGCCATGCCCAACAAGCGCGTCTTCATCTGCAGTCCTTTCCGAGGCGCAACCCCCGAGGAGCAGGCTGACAATGTCGATACAGCTAAGGCGCTCCTGGCGCATGCTGTACGGAATGGCCGTGCGCCATTTGCCCCTCATTTACTCTACCCTGGGGCTCTGAACGACGCCGTCGAGAGCGAGCGCGACCAGGGTATCAACGCGGGTCTGAACTTCCTCCTGACGTGTGAGGACATCTGGTGGCTCGACAGTCCCAAGGGCGTCACCGCGGGCATGCGCAGGGAGTTGGAATTGGCCTCGGTGGCCGGCCTGGGGGTGTTCCTGGCCGCGCGGGTATGGCCCGAAGCATCCCTCGCCGAGGATGTTCGATTTTTCGTCATGTCCGATTATGCCGACACCTGGAGAATTCGCTGATGGCCACCTGGGTTTGCGTCAACTGCGGGGACCAGTACAAGGGCCTGGAGGCCGCCAAAGGTACGGCCTGCGCTCACTCCAATTCCCTGGTGAAACTCGTGGTCCAGGCCCTGAGGCGCCCCGTGAAGTTGACAGCCGGCACGCGCCCCAGTAGGGTCAAGGGCATGAAGAAGCCCACCAAGAAGCGGGGTCGGTGATGTTCGGGAACTTCGACCGCGAGGTGCGTGACCACGTGAGCCGCGCGCACATGGACATGTACAGGGACATCGTCACGGGCGCCTACGATGCGCCTCTGCCCTTCGAGCTGCGTCACGACGCCTGCAATGAGAAACTCTGCTACAACCTCGACAGCAAGGACGCGCCCGCGAGCACGTGGACCTGCTATGGCTGTACCGCGCCGGCAAACCTGCTCTTCCGCGACCTCGAGCTGGAGAGGATGTCCATGGTGCGCCTGAAGCAGCTCGTGTACGTGGCGCGCCAGTACAGCAGCAAGGAAGACGTGCAGGTACTCACCTACGATGACCGCAAGGGTCACGGGCACCACTACCTGCGACCCATCAGAAGCGATGAGTGGAGCGACTTTCAGTTGCGCATCGTCAACGGGGCCGTCGCCTCCTACGTGAAGGCCAAGAAATGAACCTCGACATCCTCTTCGCGGAAACGCTCGAAGCCCAGAGGCAGCTCAGCGCCGCCCGGGTGGTCGAGCCCACCCAACCGGCGCAGCCCAAGAAGCGCGCCGCCCTCGAGCGGCTCCTCGCCCAGGGGGGCATCCAGGTGCAGGTGGACGCCACGCTCCCGGGCGTGAACGTGCCGGACGCATGGGGGGGGGACATGAACCTCCGGCTCAACTTCAGCGTGAGGTTCGACATCAACGACCTCGTGGTCACGGACGAGGCCATCGAGCAGACCCTGAGCTTCCAGGGCAAGAACCACCGCGTGCGTGTGCCCCTGCGAGCCGTCATGGCCGCGCGGTCCCTGAAGACGGGGGAGCCTTGCGAGTTCATCGAGTTCACGGGCGAGCCCTACCAGGACCCACCCCCGAAGGAGCCGACGTGAGCGAGCCAAAGAGGGTCAGTCTGGTCAGCCTCACCGCGTCCCGCCTGGGTACACCGGGGTGCTCCTCCGACTTCACTGCCGAGGAGCTGCTCGTGTACATCGCCCGTGTCAGCAATCCCGAGAACCAGGGGAAATTCGAGACGAGCGCCAAGCTCATTGCCTACCTCATTCGGCAAAAACACTGGTCGCCGTTCGAGATGGTTGACCTGACAGTGGAAATCAACACCAGCAGGGCCATTGCCGCCCAGATTCTCCGTCACCGCAGCTTCAGCTTCCAGGAGTTCAGCCAGCGCTACGCCAAGGCCACCGACTACGTGCGCTACGACGCCCGCCGGCAGGCCGAGAAGAACCGTCAGGACAGCGTCGATGACCTCCCCGAGCACACCCGCGGGTGGTTCGACGACGCCCAGTCCCTGGTCTGGGACCGGAGCTTCGGCCTCTACGAGGAGGCGCTCAAGAAGGGCATTGCCAAGGAGTGTGCACGTTTCCTCCTGCCCCTGAACACGGAGACGCGCCTGTACATGAAGGGGTCTCTGAGAAGCTGGTTGCACTATCTGCAGGTGCGCACGGACGTCCACGCCCAGAAGGAGCACCGGGACATCGCCAACGACATCCGCGCCATCTTCGCTGAGAACTTTCCGGCCACGACAGAGGCCCTCGGGTGGAACGCCAATGACTGACGAAGAGCGCGAGGCCGCCGCGGCAGAGTACCTCCTCACCCAGTGCGAGCTGAAGGGCGTGGGCCTGCTCAGCGTCGAGGACGGGAAGGTGCTCATGTTCTCCGAGAAGACGCTCGCGGGCCTCCTGGCCGAGGCCAAGGCGAATGGCACGGGCCGGGTCATCCTCTTCCTACAGACATCCACAGAGAAAGACAGGAACTGAGCCCATGTGCGACCTCTGCGACACCCACGGTAGGGAAGTCATTGCGGACGAGAAGAGCCTCCGTAGGGCCATGGCCGCCATCACCCCGGACATGATAAAGGACGGCAAGTTCACCGAGCACCTGCGGCAGCTCGTCGATGTGTGGATAGGTCTCGAGCCCGAGCTTGGAAGTGACGACCCCGAGAAGGCCGAGGGCTGGGAGAGGAGCCACCGATGATGAAGCCCATGCCCAACCCCACGTCCGAGGAGATGAAGTCGCCGGTAGAGGCCATCTGGCAGTGCATCAAGGCCTGGGACGACCTCATCGCCGAGCTGCGCCGCTTACGCGAGGAGCGGGCGGAGTTGCGCGGGGCGCTTCAAAGGCTCGGGGGGATGTACGAACCGCCGGACTTTTGCTGGTGTCGGGACCCTCACGGAGACCCGCACTGCACTGTCTGTCTGGATACCCGCGCCATCCTCGCCAAGACGGGCACGGAGGGCGGAGAGTGATGACCCCCGAGGAGAAGCTCTTCCGCCTGCAGCAGCTCCAGCGCGCCGAACTCGCGCTCGAGGAGTTGCTCAACACGGGCAAGATTTCCAAGCGTGTGTACTTCAAGGGCCAGGTCGCGCTCGCGCACGATTACCTCGTGGACCACGGCGAGATAACCCGGGCCACGGACCTCGTCCGCCGCTGCGAGCCCCAGTACTTCCTCGCAGACCAGCGGGACGACATGGAAGCCGACCCCACGTACGCGGGGATTGTCATCGCGCTCGCGAAGGCGCTTGTGGACGCGGGTCTCATCGACGGCAACCCCCTACCCCGTTTCACGCAGCCCCTGGCGAAGGCCTGAGGCTGTGGTATATTCCCACCAAGGAGAACGACGATGAGCATGCACCTCAGTGGCGACGTGTACAAAGACGATACGACAACGCCGACGGCGGGCGCGGCGGAGGTCACCGTCGGGGACACCACCGGCGTGGACATCGAGCGTGCCTTCACGGACGAGCAGGTGCGCCTCTTCCGGGTCAGGGGCGTCGTCCTCTCCTTCCCCGAGAGGATGGGCCTGAACCTCGACGTCGAGAACCCCGTGGTCGTCGTGGATGCCGGGGGTAAGACCATAGGGACGGCCAGGGTCCTCATCGAGGACGGCCCTGGCTCCCGGGGGATTGTCGCGGACGCCCTCATCCAGTACGGGTGCCCGGAGCGCTTGGACATCGAGGAGGGGCTACCCCTCTATTTCCACCCGGAATCGAGCGTGAACTACCTGTACGGCACCGACGACGAGCACAACGCCACATCCATCCTCATCGACGCTCGCCTGGAGGCGCTCAAGGCGGGTGCTGACGAGGCCGCCACCCAGGACATCATCCGGGCGCGTCTCGCCAAGGCCGCCGAGACCAAGGCGCGGGTCATCCCCTACACGCTCGTGAGGGTGACGAAGCTCCTGCTCTCGGCGGACGCGTGTATCGATGCCAGCACCCCACCCGTGTTTCCGCTGCCCGAGGAGGGGTGACGGCGATGACGCTCCGCCAGTTCTCCCTGGGCATGAACATCGCGTGCTTCTCCCTCTCCCTCGTGGGGGTCGCCTTCGGGCCCCCGGGGTCCGTGCCCGTGTTCGTGGTGGCGCTCGGCCTCAACTTCCTCGCCATCGTCCTGAATCTCCCAGAGAAGCTGCCCGCCAAGAAGAGCCGCCTCGAGGAGTGGAAGGAGAAGTGCAAGCGTGATTAGCCTCCTCCGCAAGGCCATGGACTACGTGGCGGTCCTGCTCATGACCGGCATGGCCTGCCTGAACTACAAGCTGGGCGCCGACCTCTTCCTCCCCGGCAACTGGCGCGCGTACGCGGCTCTGAGTGTGTGGGTGCTAGCCCTACATGCGGTGTTCCTCATCTCCTGGCTGCGCAGGGTTGTCAAAGGCGAGGAAAGGGTGTCTACTGAAGGGAAGGAGATTGACGAATGGTTCCTCAAACAGCCGCCGCCCTCGCCCTCGCAGCCACCCTCGCCGCTTCCAGTGGGGGTCAGTCCCCTGCAACCCCGAGACCCTCTGGACGAGTTCCTGAATCCCCCACCGCGCAAGTTGCGGACACTCGAGGAGCGCTTCCGCGAGATGCCAGTCAGCCATGTGGCCACGATTCACGAGCAGGTCAAGAATCTCCTGCTCCGCGTCAAGCGCAAGGCAGGTCCCAAACCGGCGCCCAAGAAGTCAAAGCCTACGTCCAAGAAGTCGCCCCGCAAGTAGGGGCTTCGAGGGCATGGCAGCTCGCCCGGGGCATTGTCTTCGCGGCACGCCACTTCGGGGTAGACCCCCTGCTGCTGGCGGCGGTAGTTCGTCAGGAGAGCAACTTCAGGGCGCACACGCTGTCCTGCTACCTGGTGGCCCGGAACCGTGCTAGCGTGCCCGTGTGCGACCACGGCCTCACCCAGGTGAACACGGTATGGGTGGACCACTGGGACCTGGAGCCCGACCGCCTGGTCGAGGACGACGCGTACGCGCTGTGGTTCGGGGCTCGCGTGCTCGCCATCCTCCAGCGCGAGTACGGTGCCGACGAGCCCCGGAACTGGTGGTCGCGGTACAACACCGCGTCCCCGGAGCCCCGGGCGGCCTACGAGGAAGCCCTCGAGCCGTGGCTGGTGGCGGCCTTGGAGAACAGGCGATGACAAAAAAAGAGAAGACGGCGGCCTATCAGAGAGAATACCGAAGGGTTCATTCCAAGAAGCTCCGTATTCAGTCACGGGCGTACCGCAAGGCTCATGCTCGGGAGCTTAAGCTCAAGAGTGCTGCATACTATCGTACCCATGCTAAGCAGATTGGTTCCAAGAAGGCCGCTTATTACAAAACCAACTCAGAGAAAATCAGGACTAAAAGAGCCTCCTACTACAGAACCAATATCGAGAGATTTAAGGCTAAGTCCAGGGCGTACAACAAGGCTCATCGCAAGGAAAAGAGGGTTCGTGACGCCGCATACCGTAAGGCCAATCTTAAGAAGATTTTACGCAAAGAGGCCGAGTACCGAAAAGCCCATCGTAAGGAAATCACAGCCAGAAACAATGCGTATGCGCAGCGGCGTTGTCTCGAGGACCCTGACTATAGGATGCGCCACCGCTTACGGGCCCGCATCCGACTGGCTCTTCGCGGCAAGAAGAAGATGGCCAGCACCCTTGAGCTTGTTGGATGTAGTGTGGAATTTCTTCGAGCCCATCTTCAAAAACTCTTTAAGAAGGGCATGGCCTGGGAGAACTACGGCGTCAAAGGCTGGCACGTCGACCACATCCGCCCCTGCGCGAGCTTCGACCTGAGCGACCTGAGGCAGCAGCGCCAATGCTTCCACTACACGAACTTGCAGCCCCTGTGGTGGTGGGAGAACATCCAGAAGGGCGACAAGATGCCCGCCTGAAGGGCGGCAATCTAGGGGCAGAGAAGAGGTCTCTGCCCTATGCTTTTGTCATTCCAGCCACTTGAAGACTTCAATTCTGTCAATTCTTTCCGGCGCGTCGATTCCTGGCGCCTGAACAAGAGCACGACCCCGGTCACGCTCTACTTCCAGCTGACCGACGTCAGCAAGGACACCAACGGCAGCGAGTACCGTTGGCCGGGGATGAGATATGTGCCCGCCTCGGGCGCGTACCTGATGGTGGACATCCACAACATAGACGACTGCAAGTGCATCAAGCGCGTCGCCACGCAGCCCGTGCCCTACCAGGACCCGAGCATCTTCGCGCTCCAGCTCATGCCCACGGACCTCGCGTGCCTGGGCACCCCGGACATCCTCCTGTCCCTGACCGAGTACAGCACCCCGGGCATCACGTACCCGTTCCCCGTTGACACGCCCCCGACCTACCCGGGCATCAGCCTCCTCGCGGTCAGCAACAACGTCACCATCACCCTCACGGGCGGTGCCACCTTCGCGCAGCTCCCCGCCGCGGGCTCCACGATTGTCATCGGCGTGGACAGCGACCTCTACCTGCAGTTCTTCCGCTGGTGGGGCTACCCGGACTGGCCCTACTGGGACGAGTACAACATGTACGTCCCGCACTGGCACGGGAGCAACGCCAACGGGGGTTTCTACCTCGTGACGGGCACGAGCACGAGCACGCAAATCACCGCCACCAAGATTTCCGGCCTCTTCTCGGGGCCGTCGCTGCCGCCTCGGAGCGTGGGCATCACCTACCCCCTGCACCTCACCAACTCCGGGGACATCCGCGTGGGCACCATGCAGACCACGAGCGGCCTCACGCAGGGCAAGCTCCGCATCCAGACCATGGACCAGTACGCCGTGAGGTACCAGAGCCCCTATCCGGACTTCATCAACGACGACCTCGGGTGGGAGAAGTAGGCGACCATGGCCATCTACAACGGCAGTGACAACGGCGGGTACAGCTCCAAGCCAGGCCTGGGCGCGAACCTCCCCACGGGCCAGGTGGACAGCGGGTTCGCCCGCCTCGAGCCCCTGCTCACGCCCGAGCAGCTCGTTAACAGGTTCCTCAAGGGCATCCCCCTCGTGTCCAAAATCAAGGACCCCTTCACGGGCAAGTACGCGACCTGGTCGAAGACCGACCTCGAGGAGGAAATCCGGCGCGCCATCCTCAACATCGAGACCGAGGCGAGCATCGACATCATGCCCGTCCAGCACGCCGAGAAACAGGAGTTCAACCGCTTCGACTACTCGAGCTTCGGGTACCTGAAGACGCGACACAAGCCCGTGCAGAGCATCGAAGAGTTCTCCATCGTGCCCGCGAACAACATCGAGGTCTACATCGTCCCCCTGGACTGGATTGAGACCGCGTACCTGAGCTGGGGCCAAATCAATATCGTGCCCCTGAACGTGGCCGTGCAGAACGGGGGCTTCATCCCCTCGCAGTCCGCGGGCGGGGCCGTGTTCCTCTCCATCCTCGCCCAGAATAGCTGGATTCCCGCGTACTGGCGCATCACCTACACGACGGGCTGGCCGAACGGTATCCTCCCCGTGGTCGTCAACGAGGCCATCGGCGCCCAGGCCGCGTACCAGGTGCTCGAGAAAATCGTGGCCACGTGCATGTTCCTGACCTCGCACAGCCTCGGCATGGACGGCATGAGCCAGAGCGTGGGCGCGCCCAACATCGCGCTCCTGACCGCGCGCGTCGACCAGCTCGAGAAGGAAAAGGACAAAATCATCAAGAAACTCCGTAGGATGTTCGGACAAGGCATCGTCACAACCGCATTCTAAACACCCTTTAAGATGTCATTCCTGCTGCTTAAGCATCTCTATAGGGTATCATTCGCGGCCCTGCGGGAACGCGCGAAACGCGGGAGCCCCTTCGCCACCTTCCTGTCCGGGGAGCCACCTCGGAGCGGAGGGTGGGGGCGCGTCGAACGGGAGCACCTCGCGCAGTACCCGCTCTGCCAGGCCTGCCGGGGCACGGCGCGCCTGCAGGTGCATCACGTGCGCCCCTTCCACCTCCGGCCCGAGCTGGAGCTGGACCGGCGCAACCTCATCACGCTCTGCATGGGCCCGGCCGAGTGCCACCTGCGCATCGGCCACGGCGACGACTGGCGCGCGTACAACCCCGACGTGCGCAAGGACGCCGCCGCGGTCTTCGTCGAACCCTCCTTGAGGGGCGTTATCGAGGCAAAGGCTAAGGCCTCGCGCGTGTTTGTATAGGCCGCAATCTAAGGGGCATGGGCGACATCGCTATCATCTACGGGCTAGTAGACCCCCGTGACCGCCAACTCCGCTACATAGGCCTGAGCAAGAATGGCATGCGACGCCCCCGAGAGCACTCTAAGGGGTGGTCTCTCAGGGAAGACGGAAACACCCACAAGGCAAACTGGATACGCCAACTTTTGTCCACTGGGGCGCAACCTGAGGTGGTCGTCATTCAGAGTTTTGATGACCCAGCCATCTTGCCCGAGGCAGAGATGCACTGGATAGCCTACTTCAAGAAAATGGGGTACAAGCTCACAAACGGAACTGCCGGTGGGGACGGGAACCTGAATCCAACCGCGGGGGTTCGCCTGAAGATGTCGTCGGCTCTCAGAGGGAGGAAGCTCTCCCCAGAATCTATTGCAAAGAGAGAGGCCACCAGGGGGCCACATGTAGTATCCCCCGAGACGCGTGTCAGGATGTCGGTCACTCATACGATTGCGAATGCACATCTGCAGCGCCCAGTTGTGGACCAGGATGGAAATCGTTATTCCGGAGTTTCTACTGCGGCTCGACAACTGGGCATTCCTGCTGGGAATATCGTAGCGGTTCTTAAGGGTCGCCGGAGCCACGCTGGGGGGCGCGTTTTCACCTATGCTTCGTAAAGGCGATATTGCCCCGGAACAAAAGGACTACCCCGAGAGGGAAGTGGCCTCGGTAGCAGTCTTTAATCCGGACGGCAAACTTCTTTTCGGCCTAAGGAGGGATGACGGGAAATGGTCTTTACCAGGTGGGCACCTGGAACCCGACGAGCGCCCCGAGCGCTGCGCAGCCAGGGAGCTTCTCGAGGAGGTGGGCCTCATCCCCGAGAGCGAGACCCTGAAGGCGCTCGGCAATGACGTCGTCACGGGCTGGCGGGGAGACACCATCCGCGTGCACGCCTTCCGCTGTAACATCCCCCCGGGCCAGGACGTCAAGTTCGACAACGACCCCGATGGAGAGTTCCACGACCATGAGTGGGTGGACCCGGAGTTCATTCCCTCGTACATCCTCGAGAACCTCCACTCGCCCAAGAACGTGGTCCTGCGCATGCTCGGCCTCCAGGACTGGAACGAGGTCGAGGAAGGACCTGAGCAGCCCCTGGGCGAGGTCCTGGCGCCTTTCCAGGCACCGCACCTGCAGATGCAGGTCGAGCCCGTGGCTCACCCCGCCACCACCTTCAAGTCCGAGCTGCAGAAGGGCGTCGCCACCAAGCGCTGGCCCTCCGAGGGTAACCGTGAGGGCAAGGGTAATATCAGCGACGAGACCTATGGGCACGCCGCAGACTGGGTAGGCCTCCAGGACAAAGACGCTCGAGAAGGGCTGGCTGTCGAGGGAATGCCCCACGAGGACACCCAGAGGCTCCTACATGGCCTGCACGGTAGTACCCAGGTCCGTATCGACCCCAAGACCCAGAAACGTGAGTTCCTGCTCCACAGGGGCATGGGCGACGTCGAGCGCAACCGCGGTATGAGCCCCGACGGAAAGCGCTTTGCCACGACCTCTGCCAGTAGCTGGACACCAAACCTCGGCATCGCCCAGGGTTTCAACCGCCCCGGAGGGGTCGTCAGCGCCTGGGTGCCGGAACATCACATCCGCTTCTCTCCCACGCAGGCCGGGCATGATAGCCACTCCCCCGAGGAAGAGGTCATCGTCCCCAACATGGCCGAGTTCGAGGTGCACCAGCACTATCCTCGGAAGGTCATCGGGCCCACGAGCCACTACGACCGCACCCTGCCGGGGAACGTGGATGCCCGCGTCAACGCCCTGGGAGACAATATCCAGCGTCGAGACCTGGCACGTCAGAACGCGCCCGCGAGCATCACCGACACCCAGGCACAGCACCAGCAAGAGGTCAAGCACGTCCTCTCATACCGCAACAAGCCTGTCTTCGGTAAGGCCGAGCCCGAGGCCCCCCAGGAGGAGTTCGACCACTACAGCCCCATGCGCGGCCTCAAGCGCCTCGACCCCAGCATGCAGGGTACTGGCGCGTTCGGCCTGCACGGGGGCGAGGCCCAGCGCCAGAACCGCATCCCCCGCACCTACCTCTACCACGCCGGCACCGAGCCCGAGAGCACGTTCAAGGCCGGCCAGTACCAGAAGTACCGCGCCAAGCTCCCCAAGGGGTGGAAACTCTACGACATCGGCAAGGACCCCGAGGGGTACATGCGCCCCAAGTGGCGCCAGACCGACGAGGGCCGCATCTACGAGCCCGCGGACCTCGATGAGGTGGAGCGGAAAATCCGTAAGAAATACCACGGGTACAAGAACTACCACCCCACGGTCCCCAACGCCGTCGCGGTCTTCTACCCCCTGGACGTGAAGCCCCTGGCCAAGAGTGCCCGTAATTACCCATCAGCCGGGGAAGTCCTTGAAAAGACTGATGTCGAGACCCTCATGCAGCATCCCGCGCGCGCCGAGCGCATGATGGCCCTCAAGCTCCCGGGCGTGACCCAGGCGGACGTGCGCCGGGGCGTCGAGGACCCCGACGCGCAGGTGGCCCTGGCTGCGCTGAAACACGCCCTGGTGGACCCCGAGGTCCTCACCCAGGCGTTGGCGCACTCGGCCCCGAACGTGCGCATAGAGGCGGCCAGGCACCCCCTGGCGGACGCCACGCACATCGAGCAGGCCCTCGCGGACACGAACCCCCTGGTCAGGCGCGCGCTCGCGACGAGCCCGAACCTCGAGCCGGACCAGCTGCAGCAGCTCCTCGACGGAGGTGACCCCGAGGTCCTCGAGGGCGTGGCCACGAACCCCGCGTTGACCCAGGACCAGGCCGTGGCCATCCTCGTGAACCCGGGCGTCAGCGCCGCCACGAAGGCGCTCGTGGCCGAGCACCCGCACCTGCCCGCGGGCCTCCGGAAGGCGGTCGGCACCCAGCTGGACGCGGGCTTCGCCCGAGAGGCCCAGGAGTGGCTCCTCCAGAAGGACCGCACCACGCCCACCTTCCCGAAGATGGGCCTCGGGGACAACCCCCGGGAGACGCCCGTCATACACACGCCGCGGGAGTTCAACATCAAGAACCGGGCCGTGGTCAACGCGGTGCGCACGAACGGCCGCGCGGACCAGGCGGAGCAAATCGCGAGCGAGAACGCATCGGACCTCGGGGCCACGTACACGGGTCCCGGGGCTGGCACGGGCAGGACGAACATCGCCTACAGCAAGGACGCCGCCCTCCGGGGCGTCAAACATGACCCCAAGAACATCAACACCTGGGCGAGTTCGAACCCCAGGTCCGGTCAGTCGACCAAGCCCCACGAGGACCTGCACCAGATGCTCAACCGCGTGAACGCGAAGTACGGGCCCGTGGGGCGCCTCACGTTCGCGCACAACCTCTACCACTCCATCCCCAAGCACCAGCGTGAGTACGTGGACACGTTCATGCGGGACCGCGCCCCCACTACGCGCGTCACGCACGCCTCCAATGGCCAGCTCGAGCACGAGCACCCCTACCCCTTTGAGGAGCGCATGGCGTTGATGCTGAACTACCTGAACAACCCCGGGGAGCGCGCCGCGTACCACACGTGCAAGGGTCACACCCCCGAGGCCGTCCAGGAGTTCGGGACGCAGATGAAGCGCGCCCACAACTCCCTGCTGACGGCCGCCGCGGTCGCCCCCGCGGACTGGGCGCGCAGCATCCAGCCCTGGGCCCGTGGACGCAACCTCGCCAAGGCCGAGTACGGGCACGTGAACGGCATGCCGGGCGCCATCGACACCCCGGACCAGCACAACCCCGACCAGAGCTACGAGAGCGTGAGCGCCGAGGGCGCGCACCAGCCGGGCAACGCCATCCGCGGCCAGGACGGGGGCAGCCATGACCTCCTGCCCCTCGCGGACCCCGACTTCGTGGCCGACTTCGAGGGACACCACCTCGATGAGGACCAGGTCTTCGAGGCGGCACGCTTCCTCTCCGGGGGCAAGGCCCGGCTCGCGCCCGAGGACATGCGCCGCTTCGTCTGGGAGGAGGACGGAGACCGCGACGCGGCCGCGTTGCGCGCCTACGGCATGGAGCCCGACGAGGAGCACCGCCTGTCCCTGCAGGGCATCCTCTCCGTGGTGGCGACCCAGCAGCAGGAGCGCAAACTCGCACGCCCCTCCCACTTCGCCGTCCACAACGAGGAGGAGCGTCTCGGCAAGGGGGAGCAGAACTTCGAGCCCCAGGACCGCCCGCGCACGCCCGGGAGCATCGTCGCAGGCACGGCGAGCGCCGACGGCGTAGCCGAGGCCGTGCGCGCCGCCTTCCGGCACAAGCGCGTCGAGGCCATCCAGCTCAAGGGCAAGCACAGCAAGGGCACGCTCGTCGCGCACGACCCCGACAGCGATGACGTGTGGCTGCTCAAGCCCGGCTCGGGCTCTCCGAGCCCCGCGGCGGGCATCCGCGAGACCCAGGGCAGTCAGAGCGCCCGCGAGGCCTGCTTTTACGCGTGCGCGAAGACCGTCTTCGGGCTCGGGGACAGCGTCCCCAAGTGCGAGTTGCTCCTCATCGACGGCAAGCCCGTCGCGGCCATGCAGTTCCTGCCACCTGAGTTCCGGTCCCTGGAGAAGCGCGCCAAGGAGGACAGCATGCACGTGCTCTGGAGCCTGCACTCGTACCTGAAGACGGGCACCCTGCACAAGTGGGCCGTGCTCGACGGCATCCTCGGGAACGTGGACAGGCACGGGCAGAACATCCTCGCGGACAACGGCCAGCCCGAGAGGATGTACCTCATCGACCACGGGAGCGCGTTCGCGGGCAACGGCTTCAACCCCGGGCACGACCGCTCGTCCTTTGTCGCCTACTACCTGCGCGCGTGGTCCCCCCGAAAATTCAACACCCTCGACCCTGAGGAGAAGCTCCGGCGTCTCCCCCGTGCGGATGCGCACGTGGAGGCCCTGCTCCGGGATTGGGTGAACGGCCTGCACGCCGACGCTCTCGAGACCATCATGGCGCGTTTCGGCCTCGACCCTGGGCCGTGCCTACGGCGCCTCGCCAAACTCAAGACCACCATCCGTGAGGGTACGCCCGTGGACCTGACCATCAACCGCATGTGGGTGGGCCTGGACAGCTGGGAGACCAGTAACGCCCTCGCGCCAGTAATCTAAGGGTCATGGATATATCTCTAAAGCACCTGGCCTACCGCAAACAAGTCGGCCTCTTCAAGGGCAAGCCCGTGTTCGAAATTGCAACATCCGGAGGATTTCATCTCTTGGTGGGCCTCAAGAACGGCGAACAGCACACCTTCGGCACCGGCAGCCACCGCGCCATCGCACGTCATATCGCCCGCAAGCGCGAGCCCGAGCTGGAAATCACCGAACTCAGCAAGGCCGACTACGTGCCCGTTGAGGCGTACGCGCACCTTCTGCAAAGTTACGAGGACCTCACGGACCGTTTCAACGCCCTCGAGGCGAAGGAGTAACACCATGTCCATCATCGGAATCCGACAGGTCGAAGTCTCCAAGCTCTACAAGAACACGCGCCTGGTGCTCCGGCCCATCAACATCGAGAGCGTCATCGTCGACGCGGGTGCCACCACGCTCGTGAGCGGCACCGACTACAGGCTCACTCCCGAGGGGACCGTCGAGATTCTCAACGACGCCGTCCTCGAGAAGGACGCCCTCATCACCTACAACCGCTAGCCGCCACATCGGTCCCTGGAGGGCCATCCCAGATGCCACGCCCGCCCTTCAAGCCATTTCCCAAGCAACAATTCTCCCAAGTCCAGGATACGCAGCTCCCCACCGAGGCTGTAAATTTCGACGCAGATGCGTTCGATAACATGCTCAGGTCTCACGGGCTAACCTTGGTCCACTGGCGAGCGATGAAGTGCCCCATTGGCATGGTCGACGCCGACGACGAGCGCCACCCGCATGGCGAGCACGGCGAGTGCAGTAACGGCTTCCTGTACAAACTCGTGGCACCCATCACCTGCGCCGTCAGCAACAACAGCGACAACCCCCAGGTCCTGGACATCGGCATCGTGAACCAGGCGAACATCATGGTCACGCCCCCGCGGACCTACGACGTGCTCTCGGCCGGCGGGGAGCCCTTCGAGTGTCTGCTCCTGCCCTATGACCGCATGTACCTCGCCGAGGAGACCATCATCGTCGGCAACTGGCAGCTCTTCGAGGCCTGCGGGGGACCCACGGACAAGCTCGACTACCCGCTTGTGCGCGTGGAGCAGCTCGTGGACAGCCAGGGTCGGGACCTCGTACAGGGCCAGGACTTCACCATCGACAATGGCCTCCTCAGGTGGCTCGAGGGCGGCCGCCAGCCCGTGTCAAACCCCGAGGCGGGCACGGGGGGCATCTGCAGCATCCGTTACTGCTACCGGCCATATTGGTACGTGAAGGACCTCCCGCACGAAATCCGGGTCACCCAGCTCGAGGACCCCGCGACGGGCATCCGGCACACGGTGCGCATGCCCCAGCAGGCGCTCCTCCAGCGCGAGTACGTGTTCGAGAACCAGGACAACAAGGGCGAGGACCAGTCCCCGGGGAAACCCGTGACCGGGTTGCCCGCCAGCCTGGGGCAGTCGAACCTCCGGCAGATACTCGCGCCACGTGGCGGCGGGTTCGGGCCAAGATAAGCCCGCAATCTAGTCCCTATGGACGTGATTCGCTACGGCTTTCTGGCAGCCACCCTCGGTGAGGACGGCGCGACCGCCCTCGCAAAGGCCGCGGAGCGCTCCCCCGTGCTCGCGCCCGTGCTCGTGCCGCGCGCGCTCCTCTCCTGGCTCCAGCTCCAGGGCTGCGACTACGAGGGCGAGCTTCCGGGCGTGAGCAACAGCTACCTGAGCTTCAGCAAGGGCGAGCCCACGGACACCCTCACGGGCGTCATCTCCGTCGGGGACGCCAGCTACGGCTTCGAGGGGGCCACGCGCCTCCAGCTCGCGGCGAGCATCGGCATCGCCCTGGGCGTGGACGCGGACGCCCTCGACCCCAGCCTCAGGGACGTGGACCTGCAGCGTCTCGGGAGGAGCATCGACCTCCTCGCGAAGGCACGCAAGGCCGTGGCGGAAATCAACAGGGCCGAGGAGGCCAGGAGTTTCGAGTGGGTTGGTGACGGCTACCTGCAGAAGGGCGTGCGTGTCACTCACTGCCAGAAGTGCAAGGGCACCATGGGGGCACACGTGGATAGCGACACGTGCTTCAAGTGCTCCAAGGCCGAGCCGCCGGGACCCGCGGCCGCACCCATGAAACAGGGCAAGCCCCTGGCCGCGGTGGCCCCCATCAAGCAGCCCAAGGTCAACAACGCCAAGAAGAAACCGGACACGAAACTGGACACGGTGGGGCGCGCGGCCAAGATTCCCTCAGTGAAACCCCCGGCTTCGGGGGGAGCACAACCGGACAAACAGCCGGACACGGCGCCCCAAATCAAGCTCACGCGCAGCCAGGCCCAGCGCCCGTGCCCCGTGTGCGGGCTCCCCCAGTTCCGGGGCGAGCGCCTGGTTGGGTGTGGGTGCTACCTCGAATTGGCTAAAAGCGCATCCGCGACGCGCACGCAAGACGGGTACACGGTCACCTTCGGCCACGAGTGGGAACCCGAGAACATCGAGGTATTCCTCGAGGGTCTGCAGGGGCTAGCCCGGCAGGAGTAGACGGTAATCTAGGACCCATGCCGGATGAGAGCCACAAGCCGAAAGAGCAGCACAAGCACCTGCGCCCTCAATGGGCTGGCCGCGACGTCACCGAGGCGAGCCATGGCACCGAGCTTGACCGCGAGGCCGCGCTCGCAGAATTTGATGGCAAACTCCCGCGTCACGAGGCCGAGGACAAGGCCTACGGCGAGTACAAGCACCAGACGCACGCCAAGGCCGCCGCGCACCACCTCCAAGGAATCAAACTCGCCGAGGCCGCGGGGGACAACCGCGAAGCCCGTAAGCACGGCCTCATGTACCAGATGCACTGCAAGCAGCTCGGGCATGACGCCGTCGGGCCCGTTCCCAAGGAAGTGCAGCAGCACCTTGACGCCGCATCTGGCAGCGAGAGACAGAAGTTCTACTCATTCAAGCCCCACAGGGGTGACATTTTCGTCCTGGACAATCTAGGAAAGAAGGAGAAGCACATGGCCGACAACAACGAGACCCTGAATCTGGAGTGGACGCGCAAGGACGACAACAGCGGGGGCTTCCACGAGCACCTCGACAAGGCCGAGGGCGTCCTCTACCGGACCTGGGAGGTGCCCCACGGCGCCCGCCCGAGCCAGCACGTGCTCGTCAAGAGCGACGGCTTCAGCCAGCGCGCCCTCGGGTACTTCGAGAGCCGTCACGCCGCCATGGCGAAGGCGGAGAGCCTCACCAAGGAGGGGCAGCAGCTGGACCTGACCCCGAACAGCGTCGCCCAGACCGCCAAGGTCGAGAAGGCCGACAACTCCGGCCTGCGCGCCGTGCACGCCGCCCAGAAGGGTACCGGCGGCGGCCGCATCGACGAGGATTCGTCTGCCGAGGGTTCCGCCTCGAGCGGCTCCAGCGTCGGCAAGGGCAGCAAGCCCTGGGAGGGGAGTTCCTCGAGCCGGTCGGGCTCGAGCGAGACCTCCACGGCCAGCTCGGTCGAAAAGGCCGATGAATCCGGAATCTCCGCGGTGCGTTCCGCCCAGAGCAAGGGCGGCTACGAGACCAGCGAGGGCATGGGCGCCTCGGGCGCCAGCTACAGCAAGTCCGAACCGGGTGGCACCTCCGGCGAGCGCGACTTCTTCTCGATGTCGGAGAAGTGCGGCAAGTGCGGGTCCAAGGCAGACGCCTGCTGCTGTGGCAACCTAGGGAAGTCCGAGCTGTGCAAGAAGTGCAACAAGGCCACCAACCTCTGCAAGTGCTCGGGGATGACCAAGTCGGAAGGCTTGGCCTCCCAGGCCGCTGTCGCCGAGGCCGAGCACAAGGCCGCCATCGAAGCCGGCAAGGCCCTGCTCCAGAAGAGCCTCGCCACCGGCACCCCGGACGTGAACGTCTTCGGGACCGCCAAGGACGGCAGCACCACCGGGGTTGACCCCCAGGCCGTGCAACAGCGGCTCCACAATCTGTACGTGGCGGCCCGTTTCGCCCTGGACAGCGCCGCCAAGAAGTAGTAGGCGCTGCCCCAGCCGCAGGACTTGTGGTATAGTAGCCCCGTCTTCTATGCCAGCTTGTCGGCCGCCGCAAGGCGGTCCGGCAGTCTCCCCGGAAGTACCCGGCGCCGGGGAAAAGGGATGGTGAGGGTGAAGCCCCCTCAGCTGGCTCCTTTTTGGAGGTAGCACCCATGTCAGTGTTCAGAGACGCGTCGAAGCCCTTTGGTTGCATCCCCGCCGGAGTTCAGCTCTCGGCCAAGATTGACACCGAGCTGGAGACGCTCGAGAGCAAGGTCTACACGGACCTGTTCAAGGGCCTCGCGAAGCTCAGGTTCCTGCCCCTGCTCGAGCTGATTCCCCTGTCCCTGAAGTTCCCCGCTTCCCTGGACCTCAAGGCGGGCAACCCCCTGTGGCCGCCCGTGCAGGACCAGCTCACGCTCGGCTCCTGCGTCGAGAACGCCATCGGGACGTGCCTGGCGGACGTCGAGGCCAAGGAGACGGGCCAGCTCCTGCAGCTCTCGCGGTTGTTCCTCTACTGGAACGCGCGCATCGACAAGAGCAAGGACACGGGCAGCACCGGCGGCGGGGCCTCCTGGGTCGCGCGCCTGCTCGGCGTGCCCGTGGAGAGCGTGTGGCCCTACGACATCACCCAGTTCGCGGTCAAGCCCCCACAGCCCGCGTACGTCGACGCCGCGAAGCGCAAGCTCACGGACAGCTTCTACACGCTCTCGCTGGAGCACATCCTCCACAGCCTCAACCAGGGCTACCCCATCGCCTTCGGGACGGTGCTCTTCTCGAGCTTCTCGACGATGAGCGACGCCACCGGCTGGGTGTGCCCGCTGCCGACGGACACGGACGACATCCTCGGGGGCCATTTCTTGGTCATCCGCGGGTACGACCTCGCCAAGCGCCTCTTCCTCGTCCAGAACAGCTGGGGCGCCAGCTGGGGCCTCGGCAACGCCCCCGGGTCGGACCCGAGCCTCCAGGGCTGCTTCTACATGAGCTTCGACCACGTCGCCTCGGTGGTGCTCTGCAATTCTTGGCGCACGTTCCGCAAGGTGCAGAACAGCTAGGAAAGGGGAACACCCCCGTGAAACTCGAGAACATCAACCGCGTCCTGGGGCTCGTGGGCCTGAAACTCTGGGTGACGGTGAGCCTGCGCTCCGCGGGCGGTCAGGGCCAGTACCTGCACAACTTTCGCTTGCACCTCCGCGGCAAGAACAACCCACCCCAAGAGGAGTAAACCCCATCATGCCCAACGCTGCGTTGCTCCGGTATATCCACGGGAAGGTACTCGCGCAGGCCGACCGGGCGCGACGGGGCGTGCTCGAGCCCGACAAGGCCATGTCCGCCATCTCGGCGCCCGCGCCCGACAAGAACGGCCTCTACGTGCTCGTGAACGAGACGAGCTTGGGCGTGCAGCGCTCCGCCGTCTACAAGAGCGCCTCGCCCGGGTCTGTGGTATACTCTGAGGATGACGTCCGAGAGGAAGCCCGCGGGGACGCCGCCTTCGAGGCACGCGCCCGGGAGTTCGCGCGCGTCCACACCCTCATCCCCGCGGTGACGCGGAAGTACTTTAGGAAAGAAGGTTCCAAGTGAAGGCCACCGTCAAGCTCGCCGTCGGCACCACCGTGGACCTCGAGGGCACTCAGTACGAGGTCTGCGAGGGCATCAAGGCGGCCCTGGGGCTGTCTTCCTTCGTGTTGCAGTCCACCAGCACCCCTCATCAGGGCTACACCATCATCTGCGGCCAGCCTGGCGCCCTGACGGGGCTCGAGTATGTGGGTGGGGGCATCGACACCACGAATGTGCCCGGGAAGTACGGCCCCGTCAAGGTGGAGGTCGTCGGGCATGGCAACTAAGACATCGGTCCCTACCCAGCGCTTCGTCGCCACCTACGAGCTGCTCGAGGGTGGTAACTGGACCGGGAGCGTGCCCGAGGTCGCCGAGGACGCCCCACTGGTTTATGCTCATGCAGCCACTCTCGAGGAAGTCCAAAAACTCCTCCACAAAGCCATCCAGGACATCCTGGGGAAGAACGTCATTATCCAGGACCGGGTGCTCTGACATGGGCCTCCTGACCCTCACGGAGGACGCCTGGAAGCAGGTCAACAGGGCTGTCCATGACGAGAGAGGCTCGCGAGCTGGCCGCAAGGGCTCCTGGATTTACCTGCGTGTGGGTATTACTGGCGGGGGGTGCTCGGGGTTCGAGTACAACATCGACCTAGTGGGGTTCGGAGACCCCTCCCCTAAGGACATCATCTGGGACCAGACCGACCCGATACCTGGTGACCACGCAGACGCTCCCATCCGCATCGCCGTCGACCCCGTGAGCGCCCAGTACCTGAAGGGGTGCGTCATTGACTACGTGCGCGATGGCCTCCAGTCGGGCTTCCGTTTTGCCAATCCAATGGCCAAGGCCCAGTGCGGTTGTGGTCGGAGCTTCTCCGCGTGAGCTACGTCCACTACTTCCACAGCTTCGACCCGCCGTTCATGGATAGCGGCGAGGTCGTGTACACCTGCAGGGACTGTGGCTTGGTCGCGGACTTCCGGCCGAACGCCCCCAGGAGCGAGGTCACCAAAGCCTACACGTCCTGCGAGACCCGCAGGAAGGCTGGTGTCGAGGAATGGGCGCGTGGCTTGCGTGGCTTATTCCCTGTCGCCATCGACGACCGGAGGCGCAAGTGAGCGACCAGGACAAACTCGACGCCGTCGCCGAGGCCATGCGCGACCAGCTCTACGAAGAGGTCGAGAAGACCTACCTGACGAACCTCGGGACCACCCCAACGCGGGCCGAGCGGGATGAGGCCCTCAGGGCCATCGACGAGGTCCTGGAGGGCCTGGACGTGGCCAGCATGACCACCGAGGACCTGGACGACCTCGCCATCGAGCTGGGGCTCGCCCGCGACAAGCCCCCGCGGGTCCTCGTGGACGACCGCCGGGCGTCATGAAGCGCGCGCTCCGAGACGCCTTCGGGGTGCTGCTCATGCTCGTGACGTTCTCCATCCTCGTGTTCTCGCTCTTCCTCGTGGTCGGGAACGTCCGCGGCTGGCGGGCGGTCGCGCACGCGCTGTGGATGCTGCCCTGCTTCTTCCTGGCGAGCGCGTGGGCGGCCATACGCATGTACCTGGAGGAGCGCCAATGACCGTAAAAGAGCTGAAGGCCTTCATAGCAGCCATCGACACTGACCTGGACGACAAGCAGATTTGGTACGTGGACTTCGGTGGTCATGACACCAAGCTAGTTGTCCATGCCCAGACGACCCCGGATGGCTGCAAGCCGGACATCTACGAGGACACGGTCACCATCACCGGGGACTGAATCTAGGAGGTAGGACATGAGCGAACCCTTCTTCGGCGTCGACTTTGGCAAGGACGGTACCACCTACATCGTCCCCGCGCCTGGACCCATTACCGCGGCATGCATCGAAGCCGCTTACCAGAGCGCTGTCGCGGACTTCGGCGTGGACCACAGTCACGACCTCGATGCCTGGATTCAGAGCCTCCTGCCTGCGCCCATGTACCCCCAGCTCCTCGCCAAGTACGAGGCATACCTTCAGTCCGAACGTCTTGCGGAAACCCGAGGGAATGGTCCCGCGGGTATCGATGTTGACGACCGCCGCAAGAGGCCGTCATGATGAGGTTCACCGGATGTACGACGAGCACCCAAGATGTCCGCTGTGCAACTACGAGTACCCCAAGTACATCAAGGAAAACAGTCACTGGAAGTGTCGCTGTGGTGCCACCTTCATCGCATCCCGGGACCTGACGGACGAGCGCTGAGCCATGCCCATCGACCGCTCCCTGATAGACCGGAAGGCCCTCACGGCCGCCTGCAAGAACCCCCATGGTTGGTGGGAGGCTCTGCCTGCAGCTGACCGTTTGCGCTGGTGGGCTCAGGAGAGATGCAGTCTGGACCTCCTACATCGGGGCAGGTGGTATCTCCCCGACTACGCATCCGTCCTGTACAGCCTCCAGGCGCACCTCAGGGGCAAACTCCATGCTGCCAGGAAGTACAACCCCAGCTTCAGGGACATCGGTGGCAGGGTCGTGGACGAGCGAACCATGCGCGACCAGGAGGCCCTCATAGGCGCCAGGTGGCAGTTCTTCCTCACGCCAGAGGCCGAGGCCCAGCGCAAGGTCCTGGACGCCATCCTCACGCCCGACTACCTCAACTAGATGCGCGCTGACGCCGGTCACGGAGGGCCTTCTTGTGCCGACACTCGTCACAGCGGCGATAACCCGCGGGAAGCTGCGGGTGCCCCTTGCAGATGCATAGTCCGTTCTGAAGATACATGCGCCTGACGGTCAGCCAGTATCTGTGGCTCACCTCTGGTCGCGCCCGGCTCCATGCCAGACACTTGCTGCGATTGCGCTCCTTGCAGACGGCGCAGCGCTGCTCCTTGTGGAGCTTCTTGTCGTGGCAGTCGATGCAACGCCCCGCGGCGCGACAGCGTCGAACATGCGTGCGCCACCCATCCCTGGCATACGCGAGGTGCTCGGTGCAGAGGGAGTACCGCCGCCCCCTGTGGAAGAAGCGAGCCGCCTTGCAGGTGCTGCAGCCGCGCTTGTGCTTCTGGACCTGTCCCTGTAGGAATGCGTGGCTCATGCTTCCTCCTTCTCATCAGGCTCGAGCCTGTTCATAGCAGACGTCAGGCAGCACTGGAGGGCGTTGATGCGCAGGTAGAAGGCCTTGCGGTACTCATGCTTGACGACGTGCTGGAGCACCAGCTCGTAGATGTCGTCCACGATGGCCTCGGCGCTCTCGATGTCCTCGACGGCGATGCCGGCGTTGTTCTGGAGGGTCTCCAGCGCCTTGATTACGGCCTCTCCACTCTTTGGGTTCATGGTGTTCTCCTAGAAAAGGCGCTTCTTCTCGATGATAGCGTCCCACTCCTGGCGTGTCAACTCCCGGAAGTCGCCGTCCTCGTACCCGGTGGGGTCCGAGTAATCCCCGGTGAAACCGTTGTAGTGTCCACCGGCATTGTACTTGGTGGCCTCGAAGATGCTCAGGCCCAGGGGCGCCTCGTCCAGGCCCATGTCCCCGAGGTCCGTCAGTCCGCTCTCGCGGATGTCCATGGTTGGGCCCCAACCCCGGTATTCAAGGACGGAGCCGTTGCCCTTGCCGTCGCCGGCAATGAGGAGCTTATGCTCCTTGTAGTCCTCGCCCGTGCCCCGGCAGATGGTGCAGTTGTCACTGACCCTATAGCCGAACTTGTCAATCTCGGCCGAGGGCTCTTGGATATGGGGTTCGTCCGAGACGAAGTCCCGGGAGTGCCCACGGCCACAGTAGTTGCAGCCCTGTGCTGTGTCTGGTCCGTCAACCTTCATGCTCTTCAGTGCATCGGCAATCTTCGTTATGGCGTTCATGCTGCCTCCTGGAGTTTGGCCTTGACCCAGACAAGCTCGGCCTTGGCGCGCGTGATGGCGACGTAGCGGATGTTGACCTCCTCGACATCGTTGCTGAAGGTGGCGACCTCCTCGCCGCGGGCCTTGCGCTTGAAGCTCTCCTCCAGGAGGAACACGCGCTCCTTCTCGAGGCCCTTGGCCTTGTGCACGGACGAGAACACCACCTGGCCCTCGCCGCTGTCCGCGAAGAGGGTCTCGATGCGCATCTCCAGCTCGGCGACCGTGGCGAGGCCCTCCGCGAGGGAGACGATGGTCTCGCGGGTGTCGACGACCTGCTGGACCTTCGGGGCCGCGGCCTCGACGTCCCCGCCCTTGGCGGCGATGGCGCGCTTGACCTGCTTGCCCTCCCACTCGAGGAGCTTCTTCGTCAGGGACGCGAGGTCCCGGGCCTTGAACTTGCGCACGAGCGCGAGGAGGCCGGCGCCGATGTCCCGGCCCTCGATGCGGGCGCGCTTGCCCGTGCGGAGCATCGCCAGGCAGAAGCGCACCAGGGGCGCGTTCTTCCGCGAGAGCACGAAGTCCCCGGGCTGGGCGTCCGTGGTCAGGGCGGCCTCGCGGATGTCGCGCACGATGCCCTCGGGCGCGCTCGCCGCGGCCTCGTAGTCGGGCACGAGCTGGGCGGCCAGGGCGACGACCTTCTTGGGGCAGCGGTACGTGATGGTCAACCCCAGCTCGTGCGCGTTCAGTTCCTTCTTGAGGCGGGTGAAGGCGGTTGTGTCCGCGCCACGAAATTTATAAATACTTTGCCGGTCATCACCGACCACCACCACACGTCCACCCTTCTTGCACACGTCCTGGGCGAGCCGCAGCTGCGTCGCGTTCATGTCCTGGCACTCGTCGATGACGACCATCTGGTACTTGCCCTTGACCCAGTGGTTGCGCACGGGCACGAAGAGCATGTCATCGAAGTCGATGCTGGGCGCCTCGCTCACGTTCGGGAGCGCGGCAGCGGCCATCGCCTCCTGCGCCAGGGAGATGATGCGCTTGAGCCCGAAGCCGGCCATCTCCAGGTCCTCCTCGGGCGTGAGGTCGAAGTCCTCGGCGATGTTCTCGAGGTCCAGGAGGGTCGCGAAGGGGGCGATACCCTTCGCCTTCGAGACGAGGTTCGCCACCAGGCGAGCCGCGGCCCGGGGTGCCGCGAGCCCGCAGACCCTCTGGGCAATCTTCATGCCACGGTCGTTGTCGACGCGCACGCCCTTCCAGTTCGCGAGCACGAACCCGAAACCCACGGAGTGCAGGGTCTTGGCGTCGGCGCCGTCCTTGGTGAGCTTCGCCTCCAGCTCCTGGGCGATGCGCTTGTTGAAGGCGGCGAGGAGAATCTTGGTCTCGGGGGCGACCTCGATGCCCTGGATGACGGTCGTGGTCTTGCCGGTGCCGGCGCGGGCCCGCACCACCAAGTTCCCGGCGCCGGTCGCGAAGAAGGCGAAGATGGCTTTCTGCTGCGCGCTCCAGCTCGGGGTCGTCGTCGTCATAGAACCCACTGTACCAGGTTCTGACTAGAAGTCAAGCCCCGCCAGGTGCTGGCTCAGGCCATGAGCCGCCTTGCTTATATTTAGGGCCGTTAGCATGGCGTTCTCCTGGACGCCACCAGAAGTGGCGCGGCTTAATTCTACGGCGCCCATTGCTGCTCGGATGAGGTTGGCGATAGCTTCGCTCACCTCATCTATATCGGCGGGTCCGACTTCCTGTCTGCGGAACTTTGGGGCTATCTTGGCCATGGTGTTTCTCCTTTTTCCTACTGTTTGCACATGAAGGCGATGTTCTCTTGCAGCTCGAAGTCCATGCTCTGGTAGTCGCTGAGCGCGAAGACCCGGTCGTCGGCATCCGCGTCTATGCCCTCGTAGTCGGGCTCGTACCGGGGCTCGGCGAAGATGAGCACCGTGGTGGGGACCGGGGACGCGGCGAGCGCGGCGTTGATGTCCGCGACGTCGTAGGTGAGCCCCGCACCGGGCTGGGCCGTCATCATGACGATGTACCTCTGGATGCCGCCATCGCTCCAGGGCGTGAGCTGGCCCTGGACCTGTTCGTACAGGAGGTCGTAGGGGTAGTACGCGTACCCGCTCATGCACTGCGGGGTGGTGTCGTAGCACTGGATTTCGATGCCGAAGTTTGGGGCGTATCCGGGGATGCCCCCGTCGAAGTCCGAGCCGACGAGGAACCCCTCCTGGTCCGTCAGCTCCTGGAAGACGGAGTAGCCACCGTCATCGACCGCGGGCCAGCCCTGCCCGTTGCATCCCGGCATGGCGATGAGGGTCCACCGGATAAAGGCCGGCAGGGTCGTTGGGAAACTCCCGTACGTGGTGAGCGTGTCCTGGACCTGGTTGAACTCGGCCTGCCCCATGGGGTACTCGCAGCCCGTGTTGGTGTCGTCGACCATGAACACGAGGTCCACGGGTGCGCTCACCGACGGGGGGTCGCCATTGCACTCGAGGTCGACGCCCGCGCACTGGTCCGGCTCCGGGGTGACCTCGTTGGCGCAAACCTGGGTGCACTCGGGCGTGCACTCGGTCACGCCGTAGTCGCACGCGCCCACCCCGATTGTGTCCGTCGGGCCGCTGTAGCACGCGCCCGGGTAGATGTCGTTGATGGTGCCGTTGCAGTCATCATCCTGGCAGTCGCAGGTCTCCGCGGTGGGGACCTGCTCATCCTCGCAGGGGCCGTAGGCGTAGCTCGAGGCGCAGGCCTGTGTGCCCGCGTGGCAGATGCCCACCCCGACCGTGCCTGCCGGGCCCGTGTAGCAGACCTGGGTGGTGCCCGGCACGCAGCCCCCGTCGGGGATGGTCGGCCCCGCGTCAGGACCGCCATCGGGCCCCGCATCCACGCCACTGTCGAGCCCCCCGTCCGGGCCGGCATCAGGTCCTGCGTCGAAGCCAGCGTCCCCCTGGGGGACCCCCACGAGTACGTTGTCGGGGGCGCAGCACGTGAGCACGGCGGCGATGCCGAGGACCAGGAACTGTCTCTTCATGCGGGTTTCTTCTCCACCGGGTCCCCGCCGCTCAGGAGGTCTCGCGCTGTCTCGAGGATGGGCGTGAGGTTCTCGTCGTCGCTGTCCCAGGAGTGGATAGCGGCCTCGAGAAGGGTCTCAAGCTCGCCCGTGCGCGCCTTGTCGTCCCGGTACTTCTCCAGAGCGGCCTGGGCGTGGGCGCGGATGGTGTCCCGGCTCGCCTCCGCGTCCTCGGCGCGCCGCCGCTCATGCGCAAGCTCGGCCCGAAGCGCCTCGTACTGGGTCCGGACTGCGACAAGCGCGTCCCCGGCGTGCTTGATGTGGTGCTCGAGGAGCTGCTGTTCCTGGGTCATGGGGTCCACTTTCTGGAGAGACACGGCGCTCCCTTTGTTCTTGCCGTTAGTTCATTTGCGTACTGACCGGTATACGATAGCACACTGAGGCCGGGAACGTCCTTGTGATTGTCTTGTCGACTGCACGGCAACTCAACCGTCTTCTGCACCCAGTCTGCCAATGGGGAGAAAGCCAGAACGCTGACATGAGGGAGGGGTTTTCCGTACTGGTATGTCTTAAACACAGAGCCGTCTCCATCGATGAGGCCCCTGAGCCACGGGTAGAACAACTCGGAGTTCTTTGTGACCATATAGGGGGGTGTCGTTCGAGCTGTTTTTAGGGGGACTACATCCCATAACTTGAGATTTTCCAGGATGAGAGGGTTTTCAATGACAGTGTAGAAGTATTCCTGGCACGCGTAGTTCTTTCCGTTAAACTCCTGCATTCGCTCCTTCTTTACATAGAGGGGCTTCCTACTCCCCACGAAGGCCTGGAATCCATCAACGGCCTTTTTGTCCACAGAACCAAACTCGACCACATACCGGCTGTGAGAGTTTCCCGACCTTTTGATGCAGCCGTCGGCCGTCAGGAACCCGACCCAATAGGCGGCTTCTGGTGTTCCCTCAAGGAAAGCTCGGTCGTCAGAAGTGTACTCCGTACGCCGAAATCTAACGTTGGCGCGTACAGCCCACCAGACCATGGCGTCCCTCGACAGCTCCAGTTTAGTAGCGATGTCCGTCGACGACAGACCCTCTTTTGCCATGGCGACGACCGATGCTGGCTGTTCATCGGTGGGGGCTCCCTGTTTCAAGAATCTATCGAAGAACGCCCCATACCTCTTCTCGAGTTTGTGTAGGGGTATATCATTGAAGATGATATGCTCGGGGTCGAAGTCGGTCCAAAGGACAGAGTTTTCGCTGGGGTGATTGGAGAGGCTCCAATTCCAGGGGGAGACCACGAAGAAACAGTGGGCTCCGATGCCCCTGAGTGCGAGTTCGTTGGGAAATCGAACGTCATCGCAAACAACCGTCTTGCCCTGTCCTTGAAGGTCTTGGATGGTCTTGAGAGCGACCTTGACGTGGAACTCTGGGTCCGCGGACCTGCAGACCTCTGTGCCCAGGTACTGAAGGAATGTCCTAGTGTTGTGCGTCTGGGCCGGAAGTCCATCCAGATAAGGGGCTAGGATGGGATAATTGCTGGCGAGTATGGACAGTCGGGATGGGTCTATTTGGGGGAGTGGTGCCCCAGCCAGCTTCAGAGCATCTAGTTGAGCCGCACTGACGCCACAAAGATAGGAGGTGGTGTTCTTCAGCCAACCGGCCATGGACACTTTAACGGCCCCTCGGCGCTCAAGTAGGCTCGACATAACCCCCTTGCCCGACCCCTTGCGTCCGGAGAACGCAAATACTTGTGGCCCAACGCTCACGTCGTCGCCCCTTCCCGCGGGGTGCCGTCGCTCTCGCGCGTGATGGCCTTGTTCGCCCACATGGCGGCCTCCTCGATGGCGGTGATGGCGAGGCTCTTGTACCGGCCCGGGGGCAGGAGGTTGTCGACGAGGGTCAGGGTATCCGCGAAAACCGCGCGGACCGTGTCCATGGTCGCCAGTTGTTCCTCGCTGGGCTTCAGGTACTTCATCGTGGATTCATGCATGTGGTCATCTCCTCTGTGGGGGGTCCTACCTGTTGAATTGCGACTGCATCTCCATCGCCTGCTGCAACTCGCCCTGCACCTGCTCCAGTACCACCTGTTGGATTTGCTGCAGCTCCTGCTGGTAGCCCTGCTGCAGCTCCTGTGGGGATTCCCGCGGCGGCTGCGGCGGCGGGGGTCTCCGACGAGGGGCGATAATCGGGGGCCGGCGCTTGACCGTGAAGCCGGTCATTGGGCGCACAAGCCCTCGGCGAGGGGTCGCGTCCGCGCGGCACCCACTCAGGCACGACAGCAGGGTCAGCAGGAATACGAGCACGGCCTTCATCGCAAGCCTCCAGTTTGACTATACCACAGCAGCCCCATCAGAAGTTCTCGGCCTCGTTGAAGTCCAGGGCCCGAGCGTCCATGTCGGAGGCGCCGCAGCTGCACTCGAGGTCCTCGTCCAGGAGGCGCCGGCAGCCCTCCGTGTGGGATGTTGTCGCACCCCCCTCACCATCGTCCCCGGCGGGCGTCATCGCCATCGCGTCCTCGAGGGTCTGGTTGTCGTGCTCGGAGAAGCATGAGGAGCAGATGACGTCGAAGCCCCCGGCGGCCCGCTCGAAGTCGGAGCCGCAGATGCGGCACGCCCGCGTCTGGTTCGCTTTCCGGGTCTTCTTCACGTCGGGCTCCCCTCGAAAGCGTCTTGGTCGGTCATGGTTCCAAGCCTACCGGGTAGCGGTGCCTCTGTCAAGAGGGGCAATCTAGGCCTTATGTCAGACTATCTGGGCACTTCAGTCTACGTCTCCTTCAACGGGGACAAAATCGGCAAGGAAATCGAGCGTGCGAGCCTCAACAACGACGCAGATGGCCTGCGGAAGCTCAGCCAGGGCATCGAGCAGGGGAACGAACTCTGGGGCGCGTGGGCCGTGAACAGCGGGGGCACCATCATCAGCCTCGGCGGGGACGAGGGAACGCTGGAGGTGCCCGCGGCGAAGCTCGGGGAGCTGCCCGGCATGCAGGCCCAGTACCGGGGCGCGACGGGCTGCAGCTGCAGCGTCGGCGTGGGCCTCGAACTCTCGGAGAGCGTCAAGGCCTTGGCCTACGCGAAGATGCACGGGGGCAACCGCGTGTGCTTCTACACCCCGGACGTCGGCGAGGAACTCGAGGAGGCGGCCGAGGAGCGGGCGAAGGGCCGACAGGACCCCATCGGCAGAATCGCCGACGAGTACCTGACCAAGGCCGAGGCGCCGGGCCCGGCCCAGCCCCAGCACGAGACCCAGAGCGCGTCCGGCAGCCAGGGCATGCAGGCGCGCCAGCAGCTCGGTGCCGCCGCGGCGCAGCGCCTGGACGCCCCCCAGGCGCCCCCGTTGCCCGGGGAGAGCCCCGCGGAGCAGCGCCTGCACGCGCACGCGCAAAAGCAGAAAAGCCAGGACGGGGCCACCCTCGCGGTGCAACAGCAGCAGAGCGGCCGCGAGGCCATGCGCCAGCAGGTCGTCAAGGTCCTCAAGCAGGTCAAGGCGGCCGCACCCCTCCTCGAGGAGGCCAAGGCCCAGTCCCCGGAGGTCTACAAGGCCGTCCTGGGCGCGGTCCAGGCCATGGTCGCCATGGCCAAGCAGCTCACCGGGGGCAACTCTCCGGAATCTCCGGATGGTTCTCCCGATGGGGAGAAGGGGGGCTCCATCGCGGGTGGGTCTGCCGACGAGGCTGCGGCTGAAAGCGGTGCAGGGTCTCCCGATGGGGAGATGGGCAAGTCCGAGCCCCTCGAGAAGATGGCGCTCATCCACGACAGCACCACCAAGCCCATGACGGTCTACAGGGTGCAGAACAGCAACGGCGAGGGACCATACGAGAGCCGCGCCTCCAGAGGCCTCGGTGGGGCCAAGATGGATGCTCAGCACATGGACGCCCTTACGGACTTGAAGGTGCCAGCAGACAATCAGCCGCTGCCGCGTCGTGACTTCAGCGATGACTACAGCGCCTCGAAGATGGTCGAGCGCAAACAAGGCCTGTACGCCTTCGAGCGCCCCGAGCACGCCGAGGAGTGGTTTGGTCGTGAGGGCATGCGCAAACTGAGGATGCTCGGCTACGAGGTGCAGCCAGTACAAGCCAAGATGGTCCACCGCTCCATGACCGGCAAGCAGGTCGTCTTCGAGCCCTTCAACGCCCCCCACAACAAGGCCGAGCTGCCCATGCCCGACCCGGGGCCAGCCACGCATCACCTGAATCTCCCGGTGGGCAGCGCCAAGGATGGCAAGGTCAAGGTCCGGCACGCCGACGGCGCCGTGGGCTGGGTGGAAGTTCGCTCGGGCGTGGTCATGAGCCAGGACGGGCACGCCATCAGTGCCAGGAACCCCGGGGGCAGGTAACCATGGCCGACCACGTCATCACCCTCGACGACTACGAGCTGGCGAACCTCCAGGCGCTCTTCGAGGCCCTGAATGGCAGCCGCCTGGACACGGGTGACTGGTGCGGGCAGATGCGCTGGAAGCTCGGGGACCTGAAGGCCGACTGTGGGCCCAACACCGACGCCAAAGGTATGCTCGACCTCCTTGGCAAGAGGGACATGACCGACGACATCAAGTTCGTCCCTGGGAACTAACGTGATTCGCCTCAACCTCGACATCTCCGCGTTGCTCTCCATCCAGAAGGGGCTCGAGCCCGCCATCCGGGACAGCCTGAACAAGGCCGGCGCCAAACTGGCCCAGGCCACGCACTCGCACATCATCGAGCAGGCGCAGGCGAAGTTGCACACGCGACGCCAGATGTTCATCGAGCACCTCACTGTCTTCCCCCTGGAACAGAGCGGTCAGGGCGTGTGGATTGTCAACCTTGACAAGAAGTACCGCTGGATTGACGACGGCATGGACGAGCATGAGATGCTCGAGGACCTCCTGAAGAGCCCCAAGGCGAAGACGAGCAAGGACGGCAGCCGCTACATCACCATCCCCTTCGACCACAGCCCGGGCAAGGGCAAGACGGGCACCACGCCCGCCGGCAAGACCCTCATCGACACCATCCGCGGCGAGCTGAAGACGCGTGGCATCCCCTTCGGCAAAATCGAGAAGGGCCCCGACGGGAAACCCCTGCTCGGAAACCTCCACAACATCGACATCACCAAGGCGCCCGTGAAGACCGCCGAGGGCCCCGGCCAGGGCTGGGGTGCCGTCGGTGACGTCCGCCAGGGCCCGACGGGAATCCCGTTCCTGCAGGGTATCCGCATCTCCCAGAAGAACGTCAAGGACCCCAAGACGGGCAAGGAGAGCGTGAAGCGCTCCATCACCACGTTCCGCGTGGCCAGCAGCAAACAGGCGGGCAAGGGGATGTGGAAACACCCGGGGCTCGAGCCCAAGCACATGCTCGAGGAGGGCGCCATCTGGGCGGCCCAACAGTGGGAACGAATCGTGGGGCCGGAGATGGTCGCCGCGGTCGTGAAGTCGCTGTAAGCACGCCAATCTAGGACACATGGCCGAGCCCGAACTCCTGTACCCGCCGCAGACGCCCCTGGTCGTGGACGCAGCCCTCGCGCGCAACCTCCTCTGGCGCTTCGTCACCGAGGAGGACAGCAGGCAGCGCTTCGCCAAGAAGAACCGTGAGGCCATGCACGCCCAGCTCGAGACCGGGAACGCGACCGGACACCGCGCCGAGTGGGTCGTGGCTTCGAGTAACGCCCTCGTGGACGCGCTCATGAGGACCGCGCACGAGTTCAACGGCACCTACCCCTACGACATCGTGCTCCTCGGGGACTTCCTGGATGTGCTCTCGACCACGAAGGCGCGCTTCCTCAGGGCCGCCGGGGTTGACGTAGAGTAGCGTCAGCACGCGGCAATCTAGGGGCTATGCCTTACGAAGGCGATGCCCTTGGAATTTTTCAAAGCGACGTTATCCTCCGCACTGCCATCCAAGCGGGCATGGCGGACTTGCGCGCCAACCCCTCCCTTCTGGATTACGTGTTCAGCTCCCTGACCAAGGACGCCCTCACGGCCCAGTACTACGGCGCCAAGGAGGTCCGGAACGGCAAGGAGTGGTTCCTCAAGAATGACTGCCGGGTCGTGATGGCGACCCAGATGAACTCCGGGGACAAGCTGCCCTGCATAAGCATCGAGCTGTCCGGGAGTGAAGAGGCAGACGAGAATACGTTAGGGGATATTCACTATCACGCCACGGAGCTTCTCGCGGGCCCGAACACGCCCTGGCCGGACCTCTGCGACCCCTTCACGCCCACGTCCTGGAACGCGGCCACGAGCACGTTCGTGCTCCCCGACGCCATCGGGAACCAGCTGGACCTCGCCGAGGGCATGGTCGTGGTCACCGCGGACGGCAACGCCTACGGGGTCGAGGCCGTCATCAACGCCACCACGTTGAACATCACCGCCAGCTCGAACACGAACTTCCGGAACTGTGTCATACGTGCCGCGCGCCCGGCCATGCTCCGACACATGGAGAGCGCGAGCTTCCGCGAGAGCTACAGCATCGGCGTGCACGTGCACGGCGAGCCCGTGCGCCTCACGTACCTGCACTCCATCCTGGTGTTCATCCTCCTGCGCTACCGCGAGGTCCTCCTCGAGGGCCGGGGGTTCGAGCGCACCAAGATTGGCAGCACCGAGGTGAGCCGCAACGCCTTCTTCGCGCAGGAGAACGTGTTCACGCGCTACGTGAGCATCACCGGCTTCGTGCGCCAGTACTGGCCGAAGCAAATCGTGCCACGCATTACCTCGGTAATGGCGCAGCCCGCGTTTGGCGTGCATGGCGAGCCCCTCGCGCAGGCGCCCGTCAACCCCGTGGACAACCCCCTGGGCCTGGCCGAGTACCCCTGGATTGGGGACGGAGACAAGTCCACCCTCGAGGCGCAGACCCGCCTGTACGGTATCCGTGGCAACGCCGTCGCCACCGGCGCGCCCGAGGACCTCGGACCCCCGGATGGGGCCCAGGGGCCCGCGGTGGACCCAGCCCCGAACGGGCAGATGGCGTCCGCGACCCAGAACGACGCAGAGGTGGGTACCGAGGGCAATCTAACCGTGGCTACGGACAAGGGCGTCAGGTCGTACGAGGACGGGGAACCATACGAAGACGACGACAATGGCGACGACGAATAAAATTCCCCCAGAACTCGCAGCACACCCGATGTTCGCCCCGGGCTCGTCCTTCGGCATCATCTCCGGGGATAAGCCCCGGTACACGGGCGAGCTTTCCCACCTCGGGCACGAGGGCCTCAAGGCCCAGCTGCAGCTCCTGGGCCTGAAGCACGACGAGACCACGGGCAACTACGACGGACCGGAGCGCACGGTCGTGGTCTACAACCCCTCGCGGGAGCAGATGTACGAACTGGGTAGGCGCTTCGGTCAAGAGAGCACGATTTGGGGCCATTCGCACAAGGGCCACCCGGGCACGCACTCAGAGCTGTTGTACACGAATGGGGCCCACGCTGGCAAGGCTCACCTGCCCGTGGAGCACATGCCTCACGTGGAGCACTTCAAGACCGCCCCGGAGAACTACTACACGCACGTGCCCGGCGCCAAGGACGGCAGCGCCTTCCGCCTCAACTACGACATGGACAAGCTCCACCCGGTGCCCCTGAACGTGGGCAGCCGGCACCCCCAGGCGCTCGCGGCCCCGGCCACGCCCCGGCCGGACCTCACGAAGAACCTCGCTGACGCGGCCTCTCGCCGGCCCCTGCGCCTACACCCGCACGCGTACCCCTGGCATGATGGGCACACGCAGCATAACAGCCTCCACGCCACCCCGGGTGCGGTGCTCGTGCGCAAGAACGACGGCGGCCGCACCGACAAGGGCCTCATGTGGGACCCCGCGGAGAGCCAGAAGGGGAGCTTCGCCAAGGGTGCCATCACCGAGCCGGACCTGGGGCTGCAGCCCTTCAAGGGCAGCATCGCCGCCGGCATCCGGAAAGACGACGGCTGCAACTCCGCCGGGGACATGGGCGTGCCCGACCCCAGGGGCAGTTTCGCGCACATGGCGAACACGCGCGGGCACCACGAGGACGGCGGCCTCGGCAAGGACGAGCCCCACCCCGGCGAGGGCGCCAAGCCCTTCCAGAACGACCAGGCCCCGGGCGTCGGGAAGGCCCCCGAGTACGAGCACTTCGCCGCCCCCTACGGGAACATCGACCACGAGAACCCCCAGGAGCTGCGCCACTACCACTACGAGGGCCGCCTCGGGGACGTGCAGCGCCAGGTCCGGGACCACGGGTTCCAGACGTACCTGGCCGGGGGCCGGCACGGCAAGCCCGACCTGGCGAACAAGAACTACAACACCAAGCACCTCATGATTTACGACCCCGAGGCGGGCACCGGCTGGGATGCCGGGTACACGCACGCCTGGCGCGCCCAGCACGAACTCGCACACGCACTCACATACCCAGCCATCAACCAGATATACGGCGAGGGCCGACGCATTGGTAAGCTGGGCGTGCACAGGAACCTCAATGAGGCCCGACGCGCCGTGCACTGGGAATGGCTTGCCGGGCACAAGCAGCGCGAGCTGGCAGCCCAGGTGGGGATACACGTCAACGACAACGACTTCAACCGGGAGATGAACACCATCATGCACGACGCCGCTCACCGCGCCGTGACTGGGAAGTTCACCGAGCCCGGGGCCGAGGGATTCCAGCCCCATCAGCACCTCGTGCCCCTCGAGACGGCCCTGGGGCTGGTCAACGAGCACGGCCGCCGCCTGGGCCTGACCAAGTCCGAGCGACAATCTACCACCCCAGAAACCACGGAGTTAAGGTCTATGGCTGACGGCAAAAACGACCCGAAGTACTTCACCCCCGAGCAGGCTCGGCTGATTCTCGCCAAGGCCCTCACGGAACGCATCAGCGGCTATGCTGATGTCCTGGTGACGCTCCAGAAGCGCGAAACCGGCACTCTCGAGAAGTGGGAGCCCGAGGAAGCCTCGGCTATCGCCCAGCGCTCTTCCAAGGCCGCTCACGCCGCCGGCACTCCTCGTGCCCACTACGATGCCGCCGCGACCCACAGCGAGGCTTCGACCATCAACGCCAGGGCTGGGAACATCAAGCAGGCGAAGATTCACGACGCGGCTTCCAATCAGCACCGCCAGCTCGCCGGTCACTACAAGTCCGAGGGCCTCGAGAAGGTCGCTCCCCCGGGCCGCGAGGAGCAGGTCCGCGCGCTCAAGCCCAAGGTAGGCACCGCCTCGGCGTTCAAAATCGCGTGGGCGAGCTACAACCACGGCAAGGACACCAAGAAGAACATGACCGGGGGCAGCGAGAACGTCAGCTCCGGCATGCCAGGCATGATGATGGCCGAAGGCGGCATGCCCTCGGGTGCCAACGCGGTCGACCAGGCCCAGGGCAACCTCAACCGCGGTGAGCCCCAGCCGAACAACCTCCGGGAGAAGCAGTCTGTGCCAGTGAAGACAAGCGACCCGCGCTCGAACAGTTTCGTCACCTCGGGGAACAACTTCAAGGCCGAGCTGGACGCGAGCCTGCGCACGCCCGGCAGGACGAACACCCTCAAGCCCAAGGACCCCACTGGCGGGACCCTGCCTGGTGACAAGGTCCCCCCGGAGGTCAGCCACGGGGACGCCAGCGGGAACATCCACCCCGCCCCCCTCGAGCCAGGTGGCAAGGCCCCGAGCAACAAAGTCGCTGAGGCGCCCATCCGCAAGGATGACGTCCCCATGGCGAAGCCGCCCAGCGGCGGCTCGGGTGTGGCCCCCAAGCCGCCTGCCCAGAGCAAGCCAAGCGCGGGTGGCATGAAGACCCCCAAGATGGGCGGAGGCGCTGTCGGTGGCCTCAAGATGGCCATGAGCAAGGCCTTCGACATCGGTTCCAAGAAGGCAGGAGCCCTCCAGGGTGCACATGCTGCCGCACCGGCAGCCGCTCCTGCCGCAGCCGCTCCGAAGATGCCCACCCCGGGTGAACACGAACAGCGCGCCGCGGGTTTCCAAGCCGCGATGCCCGCTGGGAAGTTCGCCCCCGCAGGTGGTGCCCCCGCGGCAACCCCCGGCGCCGCCCCGAAGCCTGCCGCCGCAGGCGCTCCGGCCGCGGTCGCGAAGCCCGCTGGGCCCCCGGCGCCAGCTCCTGCAGCCAAGCCCGCAGCCCCGGTGGGGGGCATCAAAGCCCCGTCCTCGGGGAGCCTGCCCGTCAGCAGCGCATCCGCCTTTGGAGCCAAGCCCAAACCCATGGGTACCGGTGCGAGCATGCACCTCCCCAAACTCAAGGCGGTCTTTGGTCGCCAGGGTGGTCAGCAACAGCTTCAACGCAGCGAAAAGAGTAAGAAGTAGCCATGCCCTACAAGGACCCAGCGCGTCAGGCCGCTAATCAAGCCGCTTGGTCGAAGGCAAACCCAGAGAAGCGGCGTGCATCGAGCAAGCGACATCGAGATAGACACCTGGATGAGGTTCGGGCTCGAGAGACGAAGCGTCGACAGACCGATGGACGTCGCATTTGGGACAATAGACTGGCTCGCGATTACGGTATGACGAGAGAAGCGTGGGACGCCATTCTTTGTGCCCAAGCCGGGCGATGTGCCATCTGTTCTAGGACAGGAGGCCCCATTGGCCTGTTTATAGACCATGACCATGAGACGGGGGTTATGAGAGGCCTTCTCTGTAGGCAGTGCAACGTAGCCATCGGTCTCTTGCAGGATAGACACTCCGTCATCCATAACGCCGCCCAGTACCTCGAAGTTCACCAGAATGTCTACTAGGCGCTCGCAATCTATAGAACGCTAGAGGAGAGACCATGGCACAGCAATATCAGTCCGCAACTTTTGGTACGTTGACCATCCCACAGGCGGTGGCGACCTACAACGTGCAGACCTCGAACTCGGGGCTTGCCGCCAACGGTATCGTCATGATTGTCGGCGAGGCAGACGCGGGCCCCGACTACACCCTCGAAGCGGACCTCAACGCGAACAGCTTCGGCCCCAACAGCGTCGGCGACGTCATCGCCAAGTACCAGAGCGGACCCATCGTGGACGCGGTTTCGGCTTGGTCTGCTCCTGCCAATGACGCGAACATCCCCGGCTCCCCCACGGCGTTCATCATCGCCAAGACGAACCCCTCGGCTCAGGCCACGGGTTTGCTCCTCACGTCCACCCCCAGCACGTACGCCACCCTCGGGGCTCTCCTCCGCGGCGCCGGTGGGAACAACATCACCTACCAGGTCGTGGCTGCGACTTCAACAGCGGTGCCCCAGTACGCCCCCTCCACTGGCACGTTCTCGTTCGCTCCCCCGGAGACCGCTGTCGACCTCGCGGCTCGCGTCAATGGAGGCCCCTCGCTTCCCCTCACCATTGCCGTCTCGGTCACCCCCACCGTGACCGTGGCTGAGTTCAACACGAACCTCACCGGCTCTGGGGCTATCGCCTCGGGCGGTGTGAACAGGGGAATCCTGGTAAACGCGTCCACCGGGGACTTGAGTATGACCGTGTCGGGGCTGAGCGTGACCATCACGCGCACCACCCCGCCCGGGGCCCTGGCCTGGGACACACAGCCCGCTGTCGGCGACACTCTTGTCGTTCCTGCGGCCTCTGTACTCGTCACCGCGGGAACCGCCGCGAATGAGGGCTCGTACGTAATCACGGCCGTCACTTCGAACACCATCACTGCCACCAAGGTCGCCAACACCCCCGGGGCTGGCCTCTCGCCCATTACAGACCCGACCCCGGTAGTGGCGACCGCCATCGGCGCCGTTGGTGCCTCGGAAATCAACGCGTACTCGCCTATCGCCATCAATATCACGGCCGCGGCCACGCAAATTGCGGCCGCCAGCAATAGCGCAGCCCTGCCCCAGGCCACGCTGAATGTGGCCACGACCGCGGGCTTCCCCACCTCCGGGACCATCATCGTGGCCTCGAGCACGGGTCTCCAGACCCTCACGTATACGGGTGTCACCGGGAGCACCTTCACGGGCGTCTCGGGTGGTACCGGCACCATCACCACTGGCAACGAAGTCTACTTGCCGGGCGGGACCCTGAACGGTCAGGTCCAGACCCTTGAGATTGCGGACCTCGGGACCGGAGCTTCCTTCACCACCACGGCGTTCCAACTGGGGACTTCAACGCCAGTCGAATTCGTATCGACCGCGGCGAACCCCACGGGCACCCAGGACAGCGTTCCCTTGACGGGCAGTTCTGGCAACCAGATTCAGCTTCTGGTCAACAACGTCGTCACCAACGTCCAGGAGACCCTTCCGGCCGTGGGTGGCGAGATTGGGCTCTCGCTTGGCTATGCCGGCACCACGGCTCAGGTTGTGGTCAACGCCACCTCCCTGGTGTTCACGTTCACGGGCGGTCCGAACCTCGCGCCTGGTCACACGTTCACCTTGACGTTCAAGAACTACCCGAACATCGCCTCCATTGCGGCCTTCCTGAACACCCAGCTGGGGTTCACGGCGTCCGCGGGGACGAACCTCCTGGGCTTCCTCCCGAGCACGGCCCTGGATGAGGGTACGTACCAGATTGCCAGCACCTTCGGGGCGCCCACGGGGAACATCAAGATTGACGCCTACCGGTTCATCACGCGCGACATCGCCGCCAGCTCCCTCATCGGCCTTGTGGGCACGCTGCCCACCGCGGGCCTTCCGGCAGTCATGGCAACGGCGTCGTCCCTCACGGGTGGTACCAGGGGCTTCACCACGAACGCGAACGTGACGGGCGCTCTCGACGCGACCCAGAACGTGGTCGGGAACTTCACGGTCACCCTCTTCAGCCAGGATGCCAGCGCGGACATCCTCATCGGCGAGACGGACCCCTCGAGCACGTACACCATCGACCTCATCAACGCCTACGCGAAGACGAACGTGCTCCTCTGCAGCCAGCCGAAGCGCAAGAAGAGCCGGCAGGCGTTCCTGAGCATCAACGACACCTTCGTGAACGACCAGAGCGCGTCGGGCAGCATCGCCAGTTTCCGCTGCTCCATGGCCTTCCAGTCCGTGCAGAACATCAGCGCGAGCGCGAACGCCATCGTCCTCTTCCAGCCGTGGATGCTCGCGGGCCTCGCGGCCAGCATGCAGGCCGCTGCCGGGTACAAGGGCATCGTCAACAAGTACATCAACTGCAGCAGCGTCATCCAGGCCGGAGCCGGGGCAATCCCCGACTACAACGACCAGAATGACGACAACGAGACCACGGCACTGCAGGCGGGCCTCCTGCCGGCCAAGCGGGACCTGAACGCGGGCGGGGTGTTCTTCGTCAGCGACCAGACCACGTACGGCAGCGACAGCAACTTCGTCTTCAACTCCATCCAGGCCATCTACGTCGCCGACACGATGGCGCTCACGCTCGCCATGCGCATGCAGCGCGCCTTCGTGGGACAGTCCTTGGCGGACATCAGCGCCGCCCAGGCGGTCAGCACGGTCCAGAACATCCTCGCGGACTTCCTGACCCTGAAGCTCATCGCCCCCTCGGACGGCGCCCCCAAGGGCTACCAGCCGGGGAGCATTGTCTGCAAAATCAGCGGCACGGTCATGACGGTGAACCTCACGGTCTACCTGGCGGGGCTCCTGTACTTCGTGCCCATCGTGTTCCAAATCAATCAGGTTCAGCAGACTGCAAGCGCGTAAGGAAAGGCGAAGATAAACCATGGCTCCTCCAAAGGTATTTACAGGCGCACGCGCCGTTGTCTCCATCTCGGACCCGAACTCGGGTGGGGCAAACACCCCCTCGGGTGTGGCTGCCACGACCGTCTGCGGCACCTTCGACAATCTCAGCTACGCCGTCGTCCTGGGGGCGCAGCCCGCGTACATCCTCGGGGCGTTCGCGCCGGTCGAGATTGGGTACACGCACACCGAGCCCGTGAGCATCAGCGCCTCCGGGTGGCGCGTCATCTACAACGGCCCGCACGTGCAGGGTCACGTCCCCACGTTGCAGGAGCTGCTCCTGCACGAGTACATCACCATGACCGTGGTCGACCGCCAGACGGGCAACACCATCGCCACCCTCGTGAGCGTGCGCCCCACCGGCTACAACACCGCCATCGTGGCCCGCCAGCTCGAGACCATGAACCTCAACTTCCTTGGCCTGCTGCCCGTCGAGGACGAGACCGCGACCGTACAGGCCGAGACGCCGCCAATCAACGGCGCGAACAGCGCGTACGGCGCAGTTTTGCCGTAAATCCGGCACGAAGCCATCTAGGGTTTCGAGCGACGATGCCACCTCAACGAGGTGGCCGTCGCGTTTTTGCGCTCTTCCTCGGCATGAGCTTCTTCAGGTACGCGTCCACGGCGGCGGCGAGGTGCCGCTGCAGACCCCGGGGCGCGGGGAGGTCCGTGTCACGGATGAACGTCACCGCGGCCCTAAGAACGCGCTTCTCACGCTCCCAATCGCATTGCGTACAGCAGTCCGTGGAGTACCTGTGCGGGCACTCTCTGGTCACGGCGCGTCCTTGAGGCAGGAGATGCCGGCCATCATTTCGTAGACATAGCAGGTCACGCCCGCGTCCGGGATGTGCATCACCATCACGCCGTCCCTGGTGATGTCCGCAGGCACCGGTTCACACCCCGAGCACAGCCACACGTCGAAGGCGAGGACGGCCACCACGAGCAGGAACAGCTTCTTCTTGTAGGTCACGACTGGTCCTCCGTCGGGGGCGCCCCGAGGGGGGCGATGCGGTGGTCGCAGTTCCTGCTGGGGGCCAGCACCAGGTAGTCGATGCGGACCTTGCGCATGATGTCGGCGTTGCGGTCCAGGCAGGAGCCCCCGATGGCGGGTGTGAGGCCCTCGCCGCTCTTGAAGAGCCAGAGGTCCGCCAGGACGCCCTGCTTGTCGAGGCTGAGGGTTGCCCAGCCGATGACCGTCTCCGGATGCGAGTGTGGGTCGTCGAAGGTCGAGTGCACGTTCACGGCGTGGTTGGGCAGCTCGATGACCGTCTCGGGCGTGAAGACGTCCCCTTGGGTGTCGGGGACGCCGTCGCGGTTGAGCACGCGCACGGCCCCGTAGAAGATGTCGGGCTCCTCCTGCGGCTCGGGGGTCTTGGGGGGTTCTTGCGTGAGCAGCGCCGCATCCTCGGCGCTGATTTGATTGAGCCGCGGGTCGCGCCCGAAGGGGCTGAGTTCGGCCTCCACGATGGTGGCCGGTAGGGTTTCAGGAGCGGTCTCTGGGGCCTCGGTCTTGTCGACGGTATCGCTCATGGTCTTACTCCTCCTTGCCGAGGCCCGTGTAGTGGCGGCCCAGGTGCTTGTTGCTGTTGTTGGTGGTGGATGTGCTCCCGGCGCCGGCGCGCACCGCGGTCTTGCGCTCGTGCAGGGACAGGTCCATGTCGTTGAAGAGGGCCACGATGCTCCTGCAGAGGTTCGTGAGCCGGCCCAGCTCCCGGCCGGGGTCGTTCGCCCAGAAGTGGGCTTTCGCGTCACCCCCGAGGGCCTTCGCCGCGTTGGCCTCCCGCTGCAGCTCCTCGAGGCGCCGCTTCTTCTCGTAGAAGACGCTGCGCAGCTCGAGCAGGGCCTCCCGGCTCTCGCGCTCGTCCTCGGCGCAGGCCCTGCGCATGAGCTGGGCCACACTCTTGTCCTCCTGGTAGATGCGGCGCTGCGCCTCCGGGAGGCTCGCTTCCACGATGTCCTTCATGACGGTGCTTCTCCTTTCTCAGTCGTTCAGGGGTAACAGGTCCAGGTCGTCGGCGGCGTCGTGCTGCTCGGCCTTTGCGTCATGCGGTGATGGCGGCGTGTCGGCGGGGATGAACACCATGGTCTTGATAAAGCCCTGGTAGGTCGCGCAGCCCACGCAGATGAACATCGCCCAATTCGGCGTGGTCATCATCAGGCCGGCGCTGCGACGTGGGTCGGCGCAGATGTAGCACCGATGTGGCGCCGTGGCGTGACGCAGCGCGGCCGCGTAGGGGCCTCTGCCGGCCCTGCGGGGGATACTAGTAGAGCCCATGGGCGCTCCTCTCGTCCCGTTCCATGAGGGTGTCGTGGCAGGTCGCGCACGTGGTCTCCATGCGGCGTCCCCGGGGCCTCAGGGTCGCCCCACTGGTTCCACAGCGGGAGCACGTGCTGAAGCTCCACCTCTGGGCCCGGCGGCACGCGAACTCCATGGCGGGCGAGCGGTCCGCGCCCAGCTCCACCAGGAGCCCCCCGTGCATGTCCACGGCGGAGACGAGCTGGCGGTTCCACCCCAGGTCCAGCAGCTCCTTGAAGAGGCAGCGGAGCACGAACTCCCACCCATCGGGGATGAGGGTGGGCTCGAGGCGGCCCTGCACGCCCATCTCCGCGAGCAGGGTCTTGCGCCAGTCGTCCCGGGGGGCGACCTCGCGCCCGAGCACGCCCCGGGGGTCGAAGCGGGGCGCACTGAGCTTCCAGATGCCCTCCCTGGGGTTGTGGGTGGTCACTTCCCGACCTCGGACTGGCCGTCCGCGCTCTCCTCGAGGGCGCAGGTGTCCTCGAGGAGGTCCGCCATCTCCACGTTGTAGCGGGCCTGGCCGGCGTCCCCGAGGCGGTCGTAGAGGGCGTCGAGCTTGGCGTGCAGCTCCCGCAGGAAGCGGGCTCGACCCTCGGCGACGCCGTCGTCGAAACCCCGCTGGTACCCGCGCTGCTCGTCGGGGAGGGCGGGGCCCACGAGCGGGGGTGTGAACGTCTCCAGGTCGGCGAAGAACTGCTTCCTCCGTCTCTGGGAATCGGCAATGATTTCCGGCAGATGCTCGTTCATCACCTTCAGGGGGTTGGTCAGGGCTTCGAGTTCCTTCTCAGTCGGCATAGCGGTCCTCCTAGTGGGTCTGGGCTTACTGTACCACAAGTCCGCGCGGAAGGCAATCTAGGGGTGCGAAAGACGAGGTTCCCGCATGGCACCCCCAGCTGCGACGAATGGCGCTCTCCTGAAGTCCCACGAAGGCAGGCTGCAGCGCGTCGAGGACGTGACCTCGGAGCTGCTCTCCAGCGTCGCCAAGCAGGGCGCCACCCTTGAGGCCATCGGGGACACCGTCAAGGGCATAGACCTGAAACTCGACGTCCGTCAGGACGCCCTCATCAAGCATGAGGAGGCCGACCAGGACGTGGCCCTACGCGTTCACGACCTCGAGCAGACGCAGAAGGGCAAGGACAAGTGGAGCAAGTACGTGTTCCTGCCGGCCATAGCCCTTGTAGTTGGTGACGTGCTCCTGAAGTTCGTCGAGCACATCCCCAAACTCCTGGGCCACTAGGCCCCAAGGGCCTTCTTGGCCCTGGCGTAGAAGGTCTCCCGAGCCGCGAGGTCGGTGAGGCCGCCATTGATTTTGAGCACCGTCTCCTGGAAGTTGCCGCTGTCGGCGACCGCATTCAGGCCGCGCTCACTCCAGAACCAGCCGGCAATCTGCCAGGCGTTGCTGGGCGTCGCAGCCTGCTCGGGGGCGCCCTCGAGGTCCTGGCCGATGGCTCGCCCGGCTTGGTGGTAATTTGAACGACCCGTGAGCTGGATGACCCCACGCCCCTTGTAGCGCACCCCGTCCCCGGTCTGGGTGTTGCCGAGCACCTTGGCGACGTGCTTCGGGGGCTCGTAGTCCAGCTGGGCCTGGGTTGGCACCCAGTGCTCCTCCATCTCGCGCAGCTGGTTGCACTCCAGGGCACAGTTCCCCAGGAACATGGACATGCGTGCGGGTGTGTTGATGTCCCACTTGGCCGCGGCGGTGTTGATGCCATCGATGTGCGCCTGGCAGAGGGCCGGGTGTGCCTCGGGCATGATGGCCTGCAGTTGCTCGACTGTGAGCGCGAGGCCCAGCGGCGAGGCCGGGGCTGCCTGAGGGGCTGGGGGACCGTCTGGGACGTCCTGGGGGGCATCTGAGCCCCCGGAGAGGATGTCGTGCCCGTGGTGGAGCCCCAGGAGCCCCAGGAGGGAGCCGCTCACCTGGATGTACAGCTGCTGGAGCACGGGGAGGTGGGACGCGAGGAGCGCGAGCCCCACCAGGGAGGTGAGAACCACGCCCGTGAGGGCGAGCTTGGCCTTGTCGTTTGTGTCCATGGTCGATACTATACCACAGACGGGGGTGGCCCCCTACGGGAGCTGCAGGGGGATGCCGCTCGGGAGTTTCAGGTCGCGCTCGAGCGGGCGCTCCACATCGCGTCCGATGCTCGTCACGACCCCGTCGACGGCGTGCGCCTTCAGGGCCTCGTCAGCGGTGAGCCACCACTCCTGGCCCCTGATGCGGGCCGCCAGCTCCGCCAGGGAGAGGTCCATGCGCTCGGCGCAGCGCGCCAGCCACGCCTCGGTCTCGACGCGCAGGCTCTCGGAAATGGATTGGAAGTCGCCCCTCTTGGGGTTGTTGAGGGTGACGTCCCCGCTGAAGTGGGGCTCGTGCACCATCAGGGACGCCCGCGAGGTCGCCAGACGCACCGGGCACACGTTCTCGAGCAGGAAGAAGCCCATGCTGTAGGCGTGGCTGTCGACCACGCACACGAGTGGCGTTTCGAGGCCCTGCAGCTCCTCGGCGATGACGGTCCCCGCCATCATGCTCCCCCCGGGGGTGTCGATGATGAACACCACGGCCTCCACGGGGTCCTGGCTGGGGTCGTGGTGGCTCGCGTTCACGGCCTCCACGATGGGGGCGATGGACTTCGCGGCGTCGTCGTTGATTTCGCCCCTGAGGGTGACCTCGACGACGAAGTGCTTCACGCCCGCGGGCTTGTGCAGGCCCCCGGCGGCGAAGGAGGGGGTCGTCGGCGTCGCATCCGCGCGAGCCAGGGCCGGGAGCTGCGTCGGCGAGGGGATGCTCGTGTCCGGGGTGGCGGCCCCGAGGCCGTGCGCGCAGCCCGTGTTCGTGACCACCTGGAGGCTGAGGACCGTGAGGGCCATGAGGGTCATCGTAACGCGCTGGAAGAGGGTCATTACAGCTCCTGGTTTGGGCTCGAGAGGGTGCCTCTTCCTAGATTACCGGCCCTTGACACGGGAACGGCAACCTACTAGAGTAGCAAGAGAAGGAGGTCCTCATGCGTGGTGGCACACCCTGGAGTTCTTTCTCGGATTTGGTGGAGAGGGACCGCCGCAGGCGCCAGCCGGCGACCGAGGAGCGCCCGCGCTTGCCCCTGCCGGAACCGCCGGGCCGGCGCTGGGACGACGAGGAGGAGAGCAGTGCCGGCGAGGAGCGCGGTGTCGTCACCATCCCCATCATGGACCCAGACCCCAATGAGTGAGCGTCCCCTGAAGTGCAGCTTCTGCCGGTACGTCATCGACCCCGAGTACGGGGACAGCGGGGGACGCGTGATAGCCCAAGGCGGGTACTACCTCTGTGGCGCGTGCGTGGCCGGCCTCGACGCGGTGAAGCCCGGGTGCTTCGCGAAGTACGAAGCTAAGCGCCGAGCAGCTCAGCCAAAGTAACTGGCTGGAAGTCCCGAACATCCACCCCGACATTCAGGACACGGCCATCTGGTGCCGCCCACGAGGACACGTAGTCCCTATAGGGCGGCGTCATCGAGGTCCGGACCATGGTAGCGCCCCGAGCCCAGTGTTCATGCACATGCCCGCATAATTGTAAGTCCACCCGCATCTTGTCCAGGCGCTCATAGCTTTGGGGGTGGTGGGCCAGGTGCAGCACGCGCCCGTCAGGGGCCTTGATGGTGGCGCCCTTGGCGACGCTCGCCCAGCCCATCTTGCGCATCTGCGTGGCCGTGCGGTCATGGTTCCCGAGGATGAGGTGCTTGACGCCCTGCAGCCGGTCAAAGATGGGCTGGGCGTGCTCGAATTGGCCGAGCGCGAAGTCCCCGAGGTGGTAGACCACGTCCTCGGGTGCGACCCTGGCGTTCCAGCGCGCGATGAGGCCCTCGTTCATGTCCTCCATCGTGGCCCAGTGCTCCTCGCGCCCCGGGCAGTACTGGAGGATGGACCGGTGATTGAAATGCGTGTCAGACGTAAAAAATGTAGTCATACTCTCAGGGAATCGCTTTTCCGTTGACGAACGGGGGCATGATTGTCATCGTGCCCACGAGTTTACCGTCGCCAGCCCCTTCCAGCATCGCTCGCACCTCGGCGGCCTTCTCGGGCGTAACCCCGAAGTCGAAGGTGTACCCCTCGGCGAGGAAAAAGATGCGATTCCCCTCGAGCTTGTAGAGGTGCCCTTCGAATTCCCTGGGCTTGGCGGTCTCGTCGCTCACGTCCACAGGTACTTCCGGATGCTCAGCAACAGTGTCATCATCCGCTCCCGCTTGGCCTCGAAGCGTTCGCGGTAGTCCGTGTAGACCCCCCACCGCGGGTGGTCCGAGAGTACCATCTCGCTGCAGTCCGAGCCGGGGATGTCCACGAACTCCATGGGGCTCGGGGCGTCGCGGGTGATGAGGGCGAGGAACTCGTCCTCTCTGTGCTGCCCGCGGGTCCACCACTCGTGCAGCTCCATCGCCTTGGCGCGCACCGCCCGCACCTCACGGTTGTAGTCCCAGTCCACGTGCCCCTCGAAGCCCTTCTCCTTCTCCACGAAGTCCACGAGGAGTGCGAAGAGCGCCATCTCCATCTTCTCGGGCACGTCCCGCCAGCCGTAGGGGTAACCCTTGTGCCTGAGGTCGAGGATGTGGTAGCGGTCCGTGGTGTGGTAGCGCACCCACCACCAGATGTTCCCGGGGATTTTCTTGCTGCGAGCGAAGAAGCGCCAAACCCGGAACTTCCAATGGCTCTCCGGGTACTCGTACCAGTACATCTTCTTCCCCTTGACCCAGCCAGTCTTGGTCACCGTCGCTCCTTGTGGTCCTGCCATGTGTCCCAGATGTCGAAGGCGACCCCGAGCACGACCTGGAAGAGCATCGCCGCGAGGCCCGCCAGGGCCACCGTGACGATGACGTAGGTGATGCCCTGCACGAGTTTGTCAATCACCGGAACACCGCCAGGGCGAAGAGGCCTAGGGCTATGATACCCGCGACGCGAGCCGCCGTCAAGACTGGGCGGCGCTCCTTCTTCCCGCCGCCGACGCGGATGAGCGTGAGCTGGACCTTCACGAGTTCACCGGGAGCATGAACACGCCCTGGCACCCGGGCAGGCACACCCAGAGGTCGTTGCGGCACTCGAACACGTCCCGTCCGGAGAGGTAGCACGCGTCCCGGTCGTCGATGCAGGCCTGCATGCACTGCTCCGCGGTGGGCGCGGGGTGCGTGCGCACCTCGAGCGCCAGCAGGGACGCGCACCCGCTGCTGCCGGCGGCGAGGAGGAGGAAGAGCGCCGAGGCGAGAAGGGCTTTCATGGTCAGTTCCTCTCCCGGTTGACGGGGGCCACGGGCACCCCCGCGGGGATGTCGTCGTTCTTGAGGGCCTGGATGCGAATCACGCGCCCGCCGCTGGCCTTCTCGATGTCGGCCATGGCGGCATCAAAGCGGTCGCCCTCCTCCTTGGCGACGGCGCGGATGTCCGCGAGGTGCGCTCGCAGGTAATCCCGGACGCGGCCATGCTGGAACATGTCCAGGACCACGCAGTGAATCCAGCCGTGGAGCTTGACGTAGGGCATGCCGTCGGAGAAGTGACGAACGGGGAGACGGTCCAGCTCCCCCAGGAAGTACTCGGCGTCCTGGTAGGGGAAGCTCAGCTGGAATCCCGGCTCCACGGGCACGTCTATCCACCGGCGCGTGGCCGAGACCATGCCCGGGCGGTCGAGGGCCATCTCGGCGATGTCCTGGATGAACTCCGGCACCGGGGCAACCCCGTGCCCGCGCCCCGCGTAGTCCTGGAGGAGCTTCGGCAGCAGCCCCTTCGAGACAGCGTGTCCCTTCCACTCGGGGAGGTGAATCTGGGTCCAGCTCGCGTCGGTCGTCGTTGTCATGGCGGTACTATACCTCTCTTTCGGGTTTGCTGTCAACTCTTGGTCGGGGATTTCCCCATCGGGTCGGGCCTCGGGGTGAAGGCCGTGCAGGGGCACCCGCACATCACGCACACGGCCTGGGGCTGCCCCGTGATGCGCCCCGTGTGCTCCCCCGGGAGGTGCCCGCACTTGCAGGCGACGCTCTCAAGGGGGCCTGTGAGCTGGATGGGCTCCGTGAGCGCTTCCTCGGTCCTCCCGAACCAGCAGTCGCAGTCGGTGGAGATGTTCAGCTCCCGCGAGCACGCCCAGCTGTGCGTGCCGAAGGTGTGCGCGTCCTCGAGGAGCAGGCGCAGGGCCGTGTTCTCTTCTTCCAGCTGGAAGTAGCTCTTGGCACTCACGCCAGGGGCTCGACGACTTCGATGTGGATGCCCTCGAGTTCCTCCTCGTCCTGGGCGGCGACGACCTCGGCCCCGATGTAGGTGAGGGCCTGACCGAGCATCTGCGTGCGCTGCGACAGGGACAGGAGAGCCTTGGCGCCCGTGAGGTTCAACATCACCCCGCCGTCGACGCGGTCCACCATCCTCTGGGCCACGAGGGTGTCCACGGCCGCGTTGGTGACGCTGATGTCCACGTCCGTGCCAAGGATGACCTTGCCGACGAGACGCGCTTCCCGGGCCAGGGCCGAGCGCTTGAGACTGACCTTGGAGTTGCGTGCGAGCACGAGCAGGACAGCGGCCTCTTCGGTGAACATCATGGTGTGGCTCCTTGTGCCCCTGACTGTACCTCTGGTGCCGGGTCCGCGTCAAGGACTTCCTCGACCTCTTCTGGCAGGACACGCTCCGGGTTCTGGCCGCAGCCCCGGTGGTGGGGCTCCCCGTGCGGGGACCAGCAGGACGTGCACACGCCCTTCTCGTCGATGACGGGCTCGAAGCAGGCCCCCCCGGCGCAGTGGATTTTCCAGAGGTGCCTCGTCTTGTTCTCGTGGCGCGTGGGTGAGCGGCGCTCCGCGGGTTCCGTGGCCGTCTCGACCTCGAACCCGATGCCCTCTTCCTTGTCTCCGACGAAGCTCATATCGTTTTCTCCTTGGTGGACTGTAGCGCAGCTCGTTCGCGGAGGACGGCAGCACGGTCGCGCTGCTTCTTCGCGCCCTTGGGGTTGTCCTTCTTGTCCATCATCTTGGCGAGGCTCTCCGCCTGCTTGGCGCGGCGCTCCAGGCTCTCCACGCTGTCCGGGCCGTCAATCTCGCCCCGGGACCAGGCCGCCAGGCACGCCATCTCCATCTTCATGAGCGCGGACGCGGACTTGATGTCCGGGTACTCGGAGGTGAGGATGTCCTTGAGGGCCCTCTTGACGTTCTCGGGGGCGTGCTCGAGGCCGTACTCCTCGCCCATGGCCTGCAGCTTGGCGGCGGTGTCCTTGAAGACGCTCTTGTTGTACTCGAGGTCGGTGCTCACAGTCGCACTATACACGGGTCGCGGGCCTGATGTCAAGGGCCACAATCTAGGGAGTGCGCCCCCGGGGTACCTCGGTGGCGCTGCTCCAACGCTGCGTGACGGACCCCCGACGGGTGTCTATGTCTACCCGTCGGGGCTTATTTCCCGCAAACACCCAAAGGAGTAGCAAAGATGGCTTCTATACCCGGAGTTCATGAATTCGTGGTTGACGAGATTGGCGACACCACCGCCGTGAAGTTCCAAGGCAAGTTCGCCCTCAAGACCGTGCTCTCCCACAAGGAACAGCTGCGCCGTGACGAGCTTCGGCGCCTGTACCTGGGGTCCTTCTCCCAGAACGCGGCCCCGAGCCCGCGCGCGGCGAATCAAGCGGAGCTTTTTTCTGAAATTAACTCCAGAATCACCGGTGACCAGGGCAGCGCCCCGAGCTGGTGGACGGACGCAGACGGCGGCCTCGACCTCAAAGACGACAACGTCGTGCTCGCCATCACCACGGAGCTGAACAAGGGCATCGCCGAGCGCTCGAAACTCGTCGCCGACGCCATCAAGGCCGCCCGCGGGGAACTCAAGGCCGCGCTGCCGACGCCCACTGTCCCGTAGGCTCGTCTGTCCGTCAGCAGCGGACAGGCCCCGGAACCGGACAGGCCGTGATTAACATCCAAGAGCTGATGGCCCTCCGCCTGGAGGCCATGCTGGCCGTGCACGGGGAGAGTGCGGAGTTCACGCTCCGTACCATCTGCCGGTGGTACAGCCAGCGCTACAGCACGCCCCTGCACGAGGTCGGCACCATCGACGGCCGGGTCCCCCTCGAGGAGGCCCTGAGGACGTTCTACGAGGTCCGCTACCAGGAAATGGACGAAGCCGCGCTCGAGGCGGAGCTGAGACTGCTCCTGCGCACCCCCGAGGAGGAGCGCGCGGCCGCCGCAGCCGAGGACGCCAAGGAGGCCGACAACTGGGGCTTCGCGCGCATGGTCGAGAAGCAGGTCATCGCCAAAAAAGAGAAGGAACTCGAGGCGCAGAAGAAGGAAAAGCTCGAGGAAGCCAAGGTCACGAGCACGGACACCGACGGGGGCCGGATTCTCACCAACAAGCCCATCCGCGAGGTCCAACTGCCGAGCGTGCCCGTGCAAAAACAGGCACCTACACCCCCTCTGCCCCCGGTGGCCACGCTCAAACACGCCCCCGTGGACACAAAGTTGCCCGAGGGGGAACGTATCGTCTTCATGACCCCCGAGGAGATGGAAGCGGATGCTCAAGACCCGTTCTCTGTAGTAAAGGCTCCACGTCGACCCTCCAGAAAGTAGCCAGCAATCTAAGTTACATGCCCTACAAGGACCCCGCCAAGAACCGCGCCAGGAACCGCGCTTACAGAATGGCTCATCCTGAACAGGGCCGGGCTTACAGAAATGCCCACTCTGAAAAGAACAAGGCCTACCAGGCCGCTTATTACCAGGCCAATAAGGACAAGATGAGGGCCCAAAATAAGATTTGGCGAGAGGCCAACAAAGAAGAGCTGAAGGACGCGAGCGCCGCCTATTATGCGGCTCACACCGAAGAAATCAAGGTCAAGGTGCGGGTTTACGAGAAGGCCCGCATTCAGGTGGATGAGGCGTTTAGATTGACAAAAAACCTCAGACATCGCGTTCGTCAAGCAATCAAGGGATTTACCAAGTCCGCAAGGACCCTTGAGCTTTTGGGATGTACTCCAGAGGAACTCAAGAAGCACCTGGAATCACAGTTCAAGCCGGATATGACCTGGGAGAACTACGGATACCGTGGTTGGCACATTGACCACATCCGCCCCTGTGCAGACTTTGACCTGAGTGACCCTGAGCAACAGCGTCAGTGCTTCCGCTACACCAATCTGCAGCCCCTCTGGGCTGAAGAGAATCTAAGAAAGAGCAATAAGGGCGTCTAATGGCCGCTGGGGAAAGCGATAAGCAGGTAAAACTCAGTTTTACGGTCGATACGGCCTCGGTGCAGCGCGCCAAGCAGGCCATCGGCGAGCTAATCATCGAGGCCACGAAGCTCGCGAACGTGCTCAAGCATACGAGCATCGGCGGGGGCACCATCGGCGGCGGGGGTGGCGGCGGCGGAGCCAGCCTCCTCGGCGGCGGTGGCCTCGTTGGGCCCGACGGGAGACCCCTGGCCGGCAACACCAACCTCACGGCCCAGCAGAACCCCCTGCAGCGCATCACCGGCGCGGTCACGAACGACGCCCAAGCCCTCAAGGGCGTCGCCACTTCCAGCGCGGACGCCATCAAGTCCCTCACGGAGGCGGTGCGCGCGAGCGCCCTGGACCAGGGGCGCAACATCGACAGCCTCCAGAGCAAGCTCAACAACCTCGTCAACACCTACGGTAAACTCGGGGACGTCTCCTCCGTCGGTGGCGGGGCCGGACCCACTCTCTACGACGCCTACGGCCGGCCCATAAGTGGTGGTGGCGGCGGTGGCGGTGGAGGCGCGGGCACACCCTCGGCCGCCGTCGCAGCCGGGGGCGCGGGGAAGGCGCCACCCACGTTCACCGACGAGGCCGTCAAGAGCGCCATCGGCCTGGGCGCCATCAAGATGGTCCTGAACGTGGGACAGCAGTTCGCGGGCATGATGGGCTCCGGCGGCTCTGTCTGGCAGTCGAATCTCATGGCCGCGCAGGGCAAGACCTGGGGTGGCATGTACCAGGGCGCGTACAACCAGGACATCGGTACCGGGTACAAGTCCCTGTTCCTCGGGGGTGGGCTCACCGGCGGGGGCTTCGACAAGTACAACAAGGTCATGGAGAGCATCAAGGGCGCCAAGACGGCCGACGAGTGGCAGACCATGCTCGGGGACATGAGTGGGGTCCTGGACATGGACATCACCAAGTTCCGTGACGCCGCCTTCAACGAGCAGCGAGCCGCGGCCCTCCGCGGACAGGCCATGGCGGCCGTGGCCGAGAACGCCATGCAGAGCACCGGCCTGCCCATGATGACCGCCATCAACCGGTTCCAGGGCCAGATTGGGACCCAGATAGGGCTCGAACGCCAGTACGGGTACGGGGGCGGCTACTGGAAGAACGTCAACGGCAAGCTCACGAAGTCCAACAAGGACGAACTCATAGACTACAAGAAATACCAGGCCGACTACGACTACGCGGGCATCGAGGTCGGCTACGGGGACCCCCTGCACGAACGCGCTATCGCCCTCGCGAACCGGGGCGTCCTCCAGGCCGATGACGCCGCGGCGGCCGAGCAGGTGCGCATCTCCGGGGCGCGAAGCGCGCAGGCTCTCATCGCTGGCGCCATAGGCGCGGGCGGGGCCTGGGGTGGCGCCGGTGGGCTCGCCGGCCAGGCGGCCATCGGGGGCGCCAGCGGGCGCTTCCTAGGCGGGGTCATGGGCATGGGTGGCCTCGACGCCGCCGCCATGGGCATGGGCGGGCTCGCCGCGGGCACGCTCGGCGCGGCCGGGGTGCAGACCACGGGCCTCGGGCTCCTGGGGGCGATGCAGCAGGGCTTCGGCACCACGGGTGGCGAGGGCGACCTCTGGAACACCCGCGAGGCCCAGGGCGGGCTCCAGCTCATGAGCGGGCTCCTCGGGGGTGGCATCGACCAGTACCAGCAGGCCGTCAATTTCGCGAACGCGGGCACCGCCTTCGGTGGCGGGGACATGAGCCGCCAGCAGTATCTCTCGACGGTCTTCGGCAAGGACCCCAACCTCGTCGCGGACATCCTCAGCCCGAACGCGAGCGCCTCCACCAAGAAGTGGATGGCCGCCCACGGCATCACCAAGGAGGAGGTCTCGGAATTCGTGAGGAAGAGCGGCGCCTCCCTCATCGGACGCGCGGCCGCGCAGGAGACAGGCGCGGACCCGGGGCAGCGCGCTATCATGGCTGTGCAGAACGAAGCCGGGGGTGACGTCGGCGCGTACATGAAGATGCACGGCATCATCAAGGGCACGGCCGCGGCGCGGGACCTCGCGGAAAACCTAGGTGCGGGCGGCGCCGAGACGGGCATCAGCGACGACGCCGGCTGGGCGGGTTTCATCAAGACCACGACGGGCTTCGGCAGTGACCTGAATGTGGGTGGCCGGGGTCGCGTCAAGAGTGCTTCATCCGAGGAGGCACTCCGGGCGCAGGCCGAGGTGGCCAAGAACGACAAGGAGACCGTCGACGCCAACATGGGCATCATCAAGGCCTCTTCGGACGTCCTCGCGCCCGCCATGACCGCCTTCGGGGGTGCCGTGAAGGAGCTGGAGGCGAACGCCGAGCACCTCGGGGACGCCCTCGAGTGGGTGGCACGCAAGGCCCTCAAGGCCTTCGGGATGACGAGCGAGAACGTGGACGAGTTCATCGAAGCCTCGGACAAGAGGCGCGCGGATGAGAAGGCCAAGCCCGGCATTGGCACCGTGGGCGGCAAGGGCGGTCCCAACAGACTACACAATGAGAAATAAGGCATGACGGCGCCCGCGTACAAGCTCATCAACGACTTCTACGGGCTCAGCCAGGGCCAGGACGCCACACTCCTGGCCGACGAGGTCCCCCTCAACCCCTACTGGGTCATCGCCGTCTTCCCCTTCCAGGAGGAGGTCACCTTCTCCCGTCTCAAGGAGAAGAGCTACGACCCCGACCCGAGCATGGCCGTGAAGACGAACGGGGCTCCCCTGATTATCACCAGCGACTGCACGACCCTGTCGGTGCACACGAGCAAGGACACCCCCATTGGGAACATGCAGGCCGTGCTCACCTTTGGCGACACCAACTACCTCTCGGCCATCTCCCCCGGGGACTGGTGCGCGGCCTGGATTCTCCAGAGCGAGGACGACGCTAAGGCGTTGCTGAAGCGCATCTACGCCCAGGACTACACCCAGCCCTGCAACCTCCCGCAGGATGGCTTCAAGTTCATCGGCAGGGTCATGTCCATGGGGAAGACGCTCACGCAGGCCCCGGGCGGCCCGAGGACCGTGAGCTACGACCTCCAGGCCTCGAGCTTCATGGAGATGGAATCCGTGGTCTTCTTCAACCCCGCGCTCCTCGACAGCACGAACGCCCGGCTGGGGAACTTCCTGGCGAAACTCGCCCAGAAGGTGGAGGACTTCATCAGCGGGGATTCGGTGGTACGCACCCAGAAGGCGGTGCCCTTCCTCATGCACCTCCTGCTCGGCGCGGGTCTGCCTCCCGCCATCCAGCAGCCGGACCCAAACGCGGCGGGCGTGCCCTCCACGGTGGCGGGCGCCATCGGGCAGGACAACGGGGTCCAGGCCGAGGACGCCCCCTACGCGTACCTGATACCCTCGCAGGTCGGGGCCCTCATCGGCAAGACCAACCCCACACACGTCGGGGTCACGCTCTCGGGTTTCGATTTCACGGAGGCCATCATCGGGGTCCAGAACTACACCCAGAGCGCGTCCCAGAGCATCAAGGACATCTTCAAGCCCGACGGGTTGACCGTGGGGAGCAACACCGAGGGCGGGAGCAACAACTACTCCTTCACGCCCAAACCCCTGCTGGGCGCGTTCACACCCAACTTCCCCGAGTTCACGGGCAGCCCCACGGTGTGGACGCTCATCGGCAAGTACGTCAACGAGGCCATCAACGAGCGCTACGTCACCCTGAGGGTGAACGAGAACGGGCTCGTGGTGCCCTCGCTCATCATCCGCCAGATTCCCTTCACCTCGGACGTGTTCGCGAACACCCTGCAGGCGGCTCCGGGCACCTCCACCGCCCCGGGTGCCATCGTCAACAACCAGTACCTGCAGAGCGCGTACACGCAGGGGGTCGAACTCCCCCTCACGCGCTTCCTCGAGCTTCCCCGGTGGGAGGTGCACCCCCTGCTCGTGACGAGCGCGAGGCTCTCCAAGACGGACGCCCTTCGTTGCAACTTCGTGCACATCTACGGTCAGCCCGTGCACACCCTCAGGGACAACACCGCCCAGGCCCAGATTGTCAAGAACCCCCCGATTCAGGACCTCGCGGACGTCAAGCGCTCGGGCCTGCGCGCGCACATCTCCCAGGTGAGCTGTGCCCCCTCGGACATCACGGCCGCCTCGGGGGGCTTCGGGCCGAGCCTGTGGATGGCCCTCGTGTCGGACTGGCGCATGGGCATGCACCTGGACCTCACGGGCACCCTCAACATGCACGGCATCACGGCCCCCATCTGCATCGGTGACAACATCGAGTTCGACGGCGTCGTCGCCCACATCGAGACCGTGCTGCACACGGCGAGGATAGTCGACGGCAAGCGCGCCTTCCACACCACAGTCAACTTCTCGCACGGGCTCCGCAGTGACCACGACCCCCTCGCGCTCGTGCCCGTCGACCACCAGGACATCGGCATCTACGCGGCCACGACCGGTGACGACCAGACCCAGTACAACCCCGGGCTCACCTACGACGCCCAGACCAGCACGACCACGACCTCGCAGTTCGGGACCGCGACGGGGGCGGTGGCTCCCTCCACGGCCTCCGCGGGGGATTTCCAGGTCCCGGGCGGTAGCGACGGAACGGGAGTGGCCTAGCACATGTCCAGACTGGCAGACGGGTCCATCATCCCCCACTTCCTCGGTCTCGAGACCATGGGGCGTTCGAAGGACTACGACGACCAGACGAACCTGAGCCTGCGCTGGGGCGAGGTGCAGAGCATCGTCTACCCCTCGGCGGCGAGCAACACCGGGCAGCTGAAGAAGTACATCGAGTACGTGGTCATGGTGGCGCAGCAGGACGGCGCGGGCTCGAACGTGAACACCTTCTACAACTGCGTGTCCCTGAGCAACCTCTTCGGGAGCGTGGCGGACATCCTCAGGTACACCCTCAGGACCACGGCCGAGGGCGACCCGCCCCAGCCGGGCCAGTACGGGGAGGGAGCGAAGGTGCTGCTCCTCTGCGTCAACGGCGACACCGCGCAGGCCGTCATCCTCGGGGGCACCCGGGACGCCACCAACGACGACAACGTCGACCAGCAGTCCGACGGGCACAACCTCGAGTTCGAGTTCAACGGCCTCAACGTCGTCATCAACAGCGCCGGGGAGCTGGCGGTGACCTTCAACGGCGCCACCAACGCCGACGGCAGCCTGGCTGACAGCGCCTCCGAGGACGCCCAGGGGAGCGTGGTACGCATGACCCAGGACGGGAGCATCAGCTTCACGAGCGCGGACGCCCTCCAGAGCGTCACCATCGACCAGACGAACAACGTCGTGAACGTGGCCGCGAACTCCCAGCTCAACCTCACGTGCGCCGGCCAGGTGAACATCCAAAGCTCGGGCATCGTCATGGGCGGGGGCAACAACGCCATGCCCCTGTTCAGCAACTACCGTTTCGCCCAGACGACCATGGACACCGCAGTGTCCGCGCAGGCGCAGGCCATAGGCGCGCTCCTGGGCGTGGCCGGGGCGGCCCTGACCTCGGCGGGGGGCGCCTCTGCCTTCCCTCTCGCCCAGCCCTTCCTGGTCACCGCCGGGGCGTCCCTGACCGCAGCGGCGCCGCTGCTCGAGGCCTGGGGTGCGTCCGTGGACGCTTTCGAGGCGCAGGCAACCACCTTCGTGTCCGGCAAGAACAGTAACGATTAGAGAGGGTTACCCCCATTATGGCATCCACGGTCGCACTCAGCATCAAACTCCAACGCCAGGTCCTCGCGTGCGCACGCGCCACCGCCGCCGCGGCACAGCAGGCTGTCGTCGAGGCCCAGCAGGTCATCCAGGCCGCGCAGTCCGCGGGGGCGGGCTCGCTCATCACCGAGGCCCAGCAGCAGCTCCAGGCCGTGGCACAGGCAGCCATACAGGCGGCGGCGCAGCAGGCGTACCAGGAGGCGCTCGCCCAGGCCCAGGCGGCCGCCACGGCCGCGGCCCAGGCCCTGCCCCCGGGCGTGCCCTACGAGTGCCCCGCCAGCTCCATCCCCAAGTTACCCTAAGGCAATCTAGTAGACACCATGCCCGACGAGAGTGTTAACGCAACCACAGGCGGGAGCCTGACGACGGCCGTGGCCGGCAACGCCGCCATCGCCGACACGACCATCTTCTCGTCCCTGAACATCCCCACCACCCAGGACCCGTTCTGGTACTACGCCACCATCCAGCCCCAGAGGTGGAACCAGAGCTACCCCTACCAGCTCGTCATCCTCAACTACGCGAACGGGAACTACAGCCCCCAGGCCACGTTCACGCTCCCCATCCCCCCGCAGGAGCTGGGGCTGAGCACGCCCTTCGCCATCGAGACCACGGTCACCCTCGGGGGCATCACGGAGCAGCATAACGGCGCCCCCATCAGGAACATCAGCCTCTCGGGCACGACGGGCGTGTGGCCGGGGCGCTCGAGCCAGCCCCCCTTCACGGGCGCCACCGCGAACGCCGTGGTCGCGGGAGGCATCAGCGGCGTCCCCGCGTTCACGGGCCAGGGCGGGGTCGAGCCCAACTCGAGTTTCGCCTCCGCGGTCCCGAACGAGCCAGGCTCGGAGACGGGCTACTACCAAATCCGGCTCCTGCAGCAGTTCCTCGAGAGCTACGTCACCGCCAAGAAGACCAAGGGTGGCCTCACGCTAAGGCTGGCCCTCGCGCTCTGGAAGGACCAGGCCGTGTACCTGGTGACGCCGGGCGCCCTCGACGTGCAACGCAGCTCCGCGAGCCCCTGGGAGTACAACTTCACCCTGAGGATGAAGGCGTGGAAGCGCATCAACTACAACGGCAACAACATCCAGCCCGTCAACTCCGGGGTGACGGCGAATAACCAGACGCCCCTGGCGACGCGGCAGCTCCTCGGGGCCGTAGCCGACATCCAGGTGTCCCTGCAGAGCCAGGACTACATCACCATCCTCCAGGGCGCCACCGGCAACGCCGTCGCATCCACCCTCCTCGAGAACCTCAGGAGCACGAGCGCCTGGGGCAAGGACCAGATAGGACAGGTGTACACGGTCGCGGACCTCCCCGACCAGGTCATCGCCGCCCTGAAGGGCGCCGTCATCGCCGTCTACGCCAATCCCACCACGGCCCCGGCGGGCATCAACCCCCAGTTCCAGCGGCTCATCCAGGCCGCGGCCCTGAGGAGCACCAAGGACCAGGTGGGCTCGGGGAACACGAGCACGCGCAGCACGAGGTCCAGCAGTGGCGCCCCCATGACGTCCACGGTGCCCCCGACGGCGAACCAGAACCTGAGCACGCTCTACGGCCCGAGCGCGGGCGACCCCCTGAGCACCATCTTCGCGAACCCCAAGCAGTACTACCAGTACTTCTCCACCATCAACACCTCGGACCTGAACATCCCCTCGGTCGTGCAAGCAAAAATCACGGCCGAGCGCAATCGCGTGCGCGCCTTCACGCGCCAGGACTTCGCGAACGTGCTCGAGAGCACCCAGGCCGCGGGTGAGAACTTCGCGGACTTCGTGGGCGCGGGCGACCCCACGTTCAACGCCACCTTCAACCGCGTGCCCCTGCCGGCGTCGCGCACGCCCAGCGACAACGACTTCGAGGTCCTCTTCCAGTTCAACGCCTTCATCATGCAGCTGAACCGCTACGCCGCCTACAACAACCTCACGGCCGTCCCCACGAACCCCATGGACTACGCGGCGGGCTTCTACGCGGGCACGCAAATCCCCTTCCAGAGCAGCCCCGGCAAGTTCCTCGTGCCCTTCCCCTACGGGGGCACCCTCGAGGTGCTCGCGGCGACCTACCTGGGCACGCCAGACCGCTGGGAGGAGATAGCGGCGCTGAACGGGCTCCGCGAGCCCTACGTGGACGAGGTCGGCTTCACCATCCCCTTCCTCACGAACGGCAACGGCAGCCAGGTCACGGTCTCGAGCGTGCAGAACCTGGAGACGCAGCAGCTCGTGTACGTGTACGCGGGCGGGCAACCGCGTCTCGCCAGGCACATCGTCAGCATCACCCCCGTCAACGGCGGCAGCTACTACGTGCTCATCCTCGACGGGACCCCGAACCTGGGCTCGTACACGACCGCGCAGGGCGCGTTCCTGCAGGCCTTCCTCCCGGGGACAGTAAACTCCCAAATGAGCCTATACATCCCCTCGGCGCAGGCCGCGAGCACGCCCGAGTACGACACGCCCGGCATCCCCGGGCTCACGTACAAGGACTGGTTCCAAATCGGGGGCGTGGACCTCCTGCTCACGAGCCAGGGTGACCTCGTGGTCACCCCGGACGGGGACTGCCGGCTCGCCATCGGCATCAACAACGTCATCCAGAGCGTGTGGCTGGCCTTCAACACCCCCAAGGGCACGCTCATCCACCACCCCTACTACGGATTCCCCAAGCTCGTGGGCCAGAGCATCGCCGACACGCCCGCCACGACCATCCTCGCGGCCGCCAAGGGGCTTTTCGACGGCGACCCCACCTTCACGGGCGTCCAGAGCGTGAGCGTGGCCGTGAACGGGCCGAGCGCGCGCATCTACATGGGCGTGGGCGTGGCCGGGAGCAGCAACATCCTCCCCGTGGCCTTCGACGTGCACTAGCCTCGAGGATGGCAGAGGCACGAACGCGTGTCGCTGCTGTACATGACACCCTTCCCGTAGACCCGAGGGGCGCGCCCGTGGTACTCGGGGTGACAGCCGATGCACCCGCAGAGATGCGGGAGGTGCACGGCCTTGACGAGGCGCCCGTTCAGGTGGATGGCCTTGTACCGGGACGCGAGCGCCGCGTGCCAGGCCGTGGCGACGCCCGCTTCGGTGTCGCAGAACACGGGCCCCTGCTCCTCGCCCAAGGCCGTGTTCCATGTGAACCCGCCGGCCACGTCGTCCGGCCAGGTCTCGACAACGGGGGCCTTGAGGGCCACCGCGGGGACCCCGGGGTCTAGCAACCAGTCGATGGGCATGGGTGGACTATACCACAATCCCAGGGCGGCAATCTACCCCCTATGAGCAGAGCCACTCTGCCCTCCCCACACCGCAGGAGATAGACGATGGGACTTCGAGGAGTTCAGCCGGCAACAGCCAAGACTTGCACTGGGTGCGGAGCCTATGGTGGCGAGGACATCTTCTATACCCGCGGGGCGGGTCTTCTTGTTCAGCCCCGCAAAGAATGCCAGAGCAAGGACCCGAACAGGGATGCCGCCAAACGTCGATGGAACAAGAGCGAGGAAGGAAGAGCCTATGCCAGACAATGGCATCGTGACCATCCCGAAGCGATGCGCCGGCAGAAGTTCAAGGAACGATACGGAATCACTCTCGAGCAGTACGAGAGACTACTTGAGGTCCAGGGCGGCGCATGTGCAATTTGCAAGAGCAAAGACATCGGACACAGTAAGCACAAGCACTTCTCCGTGGACCATGACCATGTAACTGGTGTGGTGCGAGGTCTTCTCTGTAATCGTTGCAATGTTGGTCTTGGGTCGTTCAAGGACAATATGGACAGCCTTCAGGCAGCCATCGAATATCTGAGGAAGCAGAATGTCTAACATCCCAGTTCCACGAAGTTTTTCGCAAATTGTCGGCGGGATGATTGATAGTTTTTTGGCCTCCTACGGCTTAAAAGCCCTCAAGGTCGGTTCCCCGGTGCTGTCCATCTTCGAGGCGGCAGCTGAGAGCGACCTCCGCAACAGCCAGGACATCTTCGCCCTTCTTCGGGCCACCACCCTTGGCCAGGCCACGGGCACCGCGCTCGACCGGCTCGCCCTCGACGAGGGCACGCAGCGCGAGGTCGACACGTACGCCTCCGGGGGCGTGAACGTCACGGACACGAGGTTCACCAAGGTGGTCTCGACCATCTTCCAGGGCACGAGCGCGCCCATTGCCGGCGTCGCCACCATCAACGTCGTCGACGGCTCGACGTTCCCCGCCTCAGGCTCCATCTACATCGGCCGCGGCACCTCCGACTACGAGGGCCCGCTGGCCTACTCGAGCATCACCCAGGTGGGCGTGTACTGGACCATCGCGCTCTCGGCGGGCGTCACCACCCAGAACTTCCACAACATCGGCGAGAGCGTCATCCTCGCCCAGGGTGGCAACCGCCAGGTCCCCGCGGGCACCATCGCGCAGACCCCGCAGGGGAACGCGAGCACGAGCACGCAGTTCAAGGTCCTCTACACGGCCACGCTCCCCGACGGCGAGACCGAGGTGGACGGCATCCAGGTCATCGCGCTCCTCCCGGGCATCGGAGGCAACGTCCAGTACAACACCATCACGGGCTGGGTGAACCCCCCGTTCACGGGCGCCGCGGTCACGAACTCCCTCCCCTTCGCGAACGCCCAGGCCGCCGAGACCGACGACGAGCTGCGCGAGCGCATCCGCGAAATCCGGGCCACGCGCGCCCAGGGCACGCCCCTCGCCATCACCACTGGCGTGACGGGCATCACGAGCCCCGACGAGAACAAGACCGTGACCTCGGCGGCCTTCGTACTCCCCCAGGGCGGCCTCCCGGCGGCACTGTACATCGACGACGGCACCGGGTACGAGGAAATCTGGACGGGCGTCCCCTTCGAGAGCGTGGTCGCGCAGGCCAACGGGGGCGAGCAGTACTTCCAAATCGCGTCAGACCCGCCCGTCACGAAGGCGAACCTCACGTCCCTGATTGTGGCGCCCTTCAGCATGACCCCGGGGGCCACGCTGGCCATCCTGGTGGGTAGAGTGCTCTCCCTGCACAGTTTCTCCGCCTCGGACTTCCAGAACCCCCTGGCGGCGAGCGCCTTCGAGGTGGTTGCGAGCATCAACCGCGACGCGGGTATCGCCTTCCAGGCGCGTCTCAGCAACAGCGCGACCACCGTCACCATCACGGCTCGAGCTGATACCAACGAGACCCTGCAGATGGCCAGCGACGAGCTGCCCAAGGGTGCCGTGGACGCGAACCTCAGCCTGGACTTCCCCGTGGGTCTCACCGAGACCATGCGCCTGTACAAGAACGACCGGCTCCTGAGCAAGGATGGCCAGGTCGCGTCCGTGCAGAGCCGCCCCGTGAGCACGTGGGGGCTGTTGAACCCCGTGGAGACCCTCATCGTCCAGGTGGACGGCACCGCGAGCCCCGCACAGGTGAATCTGACCGTGGGCACCGGCGACGACGTGGCGACGAACTTCGCCACCACGGCCCTTCAGCTCCCCATCCAGGCGAACACCCTCGTGGTGCTCGTGAACGGGCTCCCCGTGGGCACCGATACTGGGGCTGGCGTCATCGTCGGCACCACCATCGCCGCGGGCTCCACCGTGGACTACGCGAGCGGGGTCATCAACGTCAACTTCCTCACGGCCCCGCCCCTTGCTGCTACGGTGACGGCCTTCTACGTGACCGTGGCCGCCGGACCTGTGCCCGTGTACACCTTCACGGCCCAATCCTTCATCAACTCGAACACGGGTTTCACCACCGTGGGCATCAACTCCCTCGCGGCCTGGGCGACGGTCATCAACGCCGCCATCCCTGGCATCACCGCCACCGCGGGAGGTAGCACCCTGACCCTGACCTCGAATCTGGGCACCAGCCCAAGGGCCTCGGTGGTCATCAGCGGTGGCACGCTCCTCGGGAAACTCTTCAACCTCGTCAGCTCCTACGGGCTCAGCAACGACTACACGCTGAACCGCAACTGGGGCCAAATCAGCCTCGTGAAGTCATTGCAGCCCTACGACGTGCTCTCCATCGGGAGCTTCTACACGCGCGCCTTCATCCAGTCCCCGCCGGACCCGCTCACGCCCACGTCGGCCATCCCGAGCATCACAGGTGCCCAGGGCGCGAACTGGTGGTTCGTCCTCGACGGCAGAGCCCAGGTCATCCCCACGGGCATCGCAGCGGGGACGCAGTTCACGTACAGCGTGTCCGCGCTCGAGAACTGGGGCGCGCGCGTGCGCCTCACCTCCACCACCGGGGCATCGCCCTTCGTCTCCACGCTCACGGGCGACGACCTCGTCCTCTGGGACCCGGGGCTCACCGCCAACGCGCAGGGCCGGTGGCGCATCGACAACGTCGACCCCCTGGGGACCTGGGCCGAGATTGGGCGCCAGAGCCTGCCCATGACGGGCACGGGCATGACGGCGACCCTCCTCAACGACGGCACCGTCCTCATCTGCGGTGGCTTCCGGCCCATCTTCGGGGACTTCAGCGCCGAGGCGTGCATCTACACGCCCAGCACGGGCGCCATCACCGTCGTGGGGAGCCTCGCGACCGGCCGGGGGTACCACACGGCCTCCCTGATTCCCACGGGCGCGAACGCGGGCAAGGTCCTCGTGGCCGGCGGCCTCGGGGCCACCTCCCTGTTCCAGACCATCAACAGCGCCATGCTCAACCCCCTCGCGAGCGCGGAAATCTACGACCCGGTCGCACAGACTTTCTCCACGGCGGCGGCGATGCCCGGGCCCCTGGCCGGACACCAGGCCGTGACCATGGACGCCAGCGGGGGCGTGCTCGCGGACCTCATCCTCGTGGCCGGCGGGTTCGACAACAGCTCCCCCTCGACGAGCATCTGCGCGAACGCGTACTACTACAACCCCACGGCCAACACGTGGACGACGGCGCCCTCGATGCGCGACGCGCGCGCCTACCACCAGATGCTGTACGTGCCCGCGTCGGCGCCGAGCGGGCCCTACGTGCTCGTCACCGGCGGCACCACGGCCATCCACTCGGTGTTCCTCTCCGAGTGCGAGAAACTCGACCTCACGTCCCTGACGTGGTCCACGACGGTCCCCCTCAACACGGGCAGGTACGCGCACCGCACGTCCCTCCTCGCGGACGGCACCACCGTCGTCACCGTCGGGGGCTTCTACTCCTTCTCGGTTCTCGGGGCGAAGCTCAACGGCACCCTCGTCACCGAGACCTTCAACGGCACCGCGTGGACCGTGGTGGCGCCCTCGCAACTCACACACGTCTTCGGGAACGCGGCCCCCCTCGGTACCTCCGTGGCGCCACAGCTCATCGCCAGCTCCGGGGCGGACCCGTCGGGCACGCAGGGTCCGAACTACTCGGAAATCTGGGACAAGACCCACGACACGTGGGCGTACGTCGCCAACCCCGAGCAGCCGAGCCGCTTCGACGCCGCCGTGGTGACCCTATCCCCCACGCGGGTACTCTTCGCGGGCGGGAGCACGGGCACCAAAGGATGGGACCTCCTGGGCGTGACCACCCCGCTCACGACCGCGAGCGCCGAGGTATACACGACGGCCGCCATCGCCTCCATCAACGGGGTCGCGGTCGCCGCGGGCAGCTGGTACCCGGTCGTGGACACGACCCTGGGAGTGCAGACCCTCACCAACGGTGGCGGCGTCGTCGTGAGGACCTCCTCCTGGGTCCAGCAGGTCACCATCCCCGCGACGAGCAACGTCCTCATCCCCGTGCTCGCGGCCGCCTTCACGGCCCAGCTCGAGGGCGGCTCCGCGGTCGTGTACCAGACACAGGCCCTGCGCGTGAACACGAACACGTACGACCTCACCGGGGACATCGCCCTCGTGGCGACGGACCTGCAGGCCCAGAAGTTCGCCATCCCCACCGGGGACGCCATCGTCAATCTCCCCAGCCACCAGCCCGCGGTCAGCACCGGCGGCACGGACCTGGGGACGCCGAACTTCCAGACCCTGAGCGTGACGTCCGCGCTCGGCCCGGACGAGATTCAGGTCACCACGGGCAGCGACGGCCAGAACGGCAACGAGGTCATCAGCAGCGGGAGCACCATCGTGGGTCTCGAGGGCTTCTACGACGAGAACACCCCCTCGGGCGTGCTCGAGGTAGTGCCCCGGTTCGGCTCCGCCTACGCCTTCACGTCCCCCATCCTCTCCCAGGTACCAGGCGTCTCCAACACGAACACCGTGCTCACGCTCCGCGACGACGTGCCTGTGGAGTGGCTGCCCCAGGACCGCGTCTATTCGGCGGCCCCGTGGACGCTCACGCCCTTCGACACTCTCACCGTGGTCCTGGACGAGGACCCCGAGAACCTGCGCTTCATCATCCCCATGTATAGGCGCCTCACGCCGGCCTCGAGCACGTACGCGGCCACGAACGCGTTCCTGGACCTGGACAACTCCGACCAGTCACTCGCGGTCGCCTTCGGGACGAGCACGAACACGCCCCCGAATGGGTTCAACTTTGCCGACTTCGCGGTGTTCATGCACGCACGCGCCATCACGGACCCGAGCACCATCAGGGCCATGCTCTGGCGCTACTACCGCCTCGGCGAGGAGGGCAACCTCGCGCAGGTCCGCTACGACTACGGCGTGGGCCCGAACCAGCCCGTGACCGTGACCACGGACATGTACGGGCAGGGCATCGGCGGCCCCAGCACGGCCCTGACCACGAACATCAGCATCCTCCTCCCGACGGGCCCGCTCATCACCACGGGCGTCTCCTTCACGCCCAGCACGCGCGTGGGCGTGGCCGTGCTCACCGGCGGCCCCGGGGACCTCTACACGCTCGTGTACGCCTTCAACCTCCAGGCGGCTACGGCCCAACGCACCTCGAACGTGACGACGTTGACCCTCACTCTCCCCGCGGGCGTCACCGACAGCGGGCTCGAGGTGGGGAACGTCGTCTACCTGAAGAGCGGCAATGTCAACTTCCCCTCGGGCTCGTACAACATCACCGCGCGTGGCGCCAACACCATCAGCTACGCCGACATCGGCGCCAACTACGGACCCGTATCGAACATCGGCGAGGTCGCGTACGGGCCCGGGGATGCCAACCTCGGCGGCTCCATCGTGGCCGGCACGACCATCTTCAACACCACCTCGACCGCGTTCTCGCCCATCCAGGGCGAGCAGCTCGTCTTCACGGGCAACGGCAGCCAGACCGCGAGCGGCGCCGTCACCACCATCCCGGGGTTCATCCGCCCTGGCTCCCTGGCGGTGTTCGTGGGCGCGACCCAGGTCGGGACCGACAACGGGTCCGGGCTCATCACCGGCTCGGGCATCGCCTCGGGCACGGTCAGCGACTACTCCGCGGGCACTCTCGCCTTCACCCTCGCCGCCCCAGCGGGCGTGGGCATCCCCGTGACCGTGGCGTGGACGGCGCTCCCGACCGCGTTCCAGGACGTGACCATGGGCGTGCACTCCTACGATGGCAATGGCATCATCGAGGGCTACGCGAACGCGTCCCCCGCGGGCGGGGGCACGGGCACCACCCTCGAGTGGTTCCCGGCCGCGAGCATCCCCGCCTTCCAGTTCTACGCCGTGAACACGAGCGCCAACACCGTCGTGCAAATCGCGGCCGCCGTGAACGCGCTCGCCGCGGTCACGAACTCCATCGTGCCCATCACCGCCTTCGCGCTCCCGGGGAGCACGGGCTCCATAACCCAGAGCAGCACCGACCAGGAGCTTGTCGCGGACTTCTACACGCCCCTCACGGACGGCAAGAACTACGTGCAGACGAGCACGGCACCGGCGCTCGTGAGCGGGAACTACACGTTCACCTTCAAGGACCCCATCAACGGTGCCCTGGCCACGGGCAGCGACTGGCAGGACGAAGTCGTCATCATCGCCCCCACGAACGCGAACACGCTCGTGCCTTGGCTGAATTCACAGGCCGTGACCGGGCTCAGCAACAACGCCTCCCTGCAGGTCTCCGGTGGGGGACACCGGGTCGTCATGGCCAGTGACACCGCCGGCAGCCAGGGCGCCATCCAGGTCCAGGGAGGCAGCGCGAACAGCATCTCCGCGCCTGTGCAGAACTTCGGGCAGCTCATCGCCGAACAGACGAGCCCCAACCCGGGCGCGTACATGGTCTGCTCCGTCCTCACCGCGGACGCCACGCCTGGCCTCACCGGGGACATCTACTGCGCGCTCCAGAACACTAACCGCATGCCGAGGACGCTCCCCATCGGCCCGGCCACGACGCTGTCCTTGTACGGTATCGACGCCCAGGGCTACGTTCAGCTCCAGACGAGCACCCCCCAGGTCGCCATCGAGAGGGTCGAACCTGACTTCATCTGCCTCCAGGTCGAGGCCCAGGGCGAGTTCGTCGCGTACGCGTGGAACGGCATCGGCACCATGCCCTCCCTCACGAACGTCCAAGAGGGGGACTACGTGTACGTGAACACCACCGCCGTGCCCCCCACGCCCTCGGGCTTCAGCAACCTCCCGGGCGCCGACGGCGGCCTCTTCAGGGTCGTGCGCGTGGACACGCTCGCGTCCGTGTTCTGGGTCCAGAACCCCTCGGCCGTGGCCACGAACGGATGGGCGTACATGACGTTCCTCCAAAACGACAGCCTCCTCCCCGGGGACACCATCACCATCAGCACGCCAGTCTGGGGCGCCGACAACATGGGCACCTGGGTGGTGGCGAGCGTGGGCGTGCCCAATCCCTTGACCACGTCCAACATCGTCCAGCCCCTCTTCGGGATGAACCGCTGGTTCCAGCTCGTGAACACCAACGAGCAGCCCATCAACGCCTTCTCCCCTGCGGCGGTCACGCCCCTCGGGACCGTGAACGCACAGCTCATCCAGGTCCTCGAGGGCAACCCCTCGGTCCTCACCAAGCACCTCATCGCCATCGCCCCCAACCAGGAGGACGGTCTGTACCTGGACCTGAAGTTCGACACCGCCCAGGGGTACACGAAAGTCGGCATTGCCGCGGGCACGCTCGTGCAGCCCCTGGATAAGCTCGCCTTCCCCACCGGGGTCGTGAACGGCATCGACGCGTACGCGCACTCCGTGGGCCTCATCGGGGAGGCGAATAAGGTCGTCTACGGGGACACCCAGGATACGGCCACGTACCCGGGCATTGCCGCCGCGGGCGCGAACATCAACACGAGCGGGCCATTCATCCGCCGCATCCTCATCAGCATCGTCATCCGCCTCAACACGAGCACGGCCACGCCAAACGACATCCAAGAGGCCGTGCAGTCCGCGGTCGCGAGCTACGTGAACGGCCTAGGCACGGGCGTGAGCGTGGACCTCGGGGCCGTCGTCACGGCCGCGGAGAGCGTCTTCGGCATCGCCGGTTGCGCCATCCAGAGCCCCGCATACGGACCCGGCAACGACATCATCGCCATCCAGTCCTTCGAGCGGGCTCGGGTCCTGAACCTCAACGACATCACCGTTACCTTCGCCAATCAGTAGGAGAGACACAGATGAGCAACAACTTCATCGACAACGACGTCGTTTCCGGCAACCAAGACACAGGGCTGACGACGACCGTCAACGGCGCGGGCTTCATCAGTGGCCCCAAGGTCAACGCGAGCGCACCCATGGGACCCGCGGATGAACAGCTCACGGGACCCCAGTTCAATGCCCTGACTTCGACCCTTACGGACATCAAGGCTGTCGTCCAGCGTCTCGTCAGCGTCAGTTTCTTCGGGGGCGATGCCACGGGCGCCACGGACAACTCCGCGGCCATCAATGCCGCCATCGCCGCCATCGGTGGCGTCGGGACAGTCACCTTCCCGGCCGCGGCTCTGGGCACACCAGGCGTGTACCTTCTCTCCGCGAATGTCACGACACCCCCGGGCGTCACCCTCGATTTCGATAGCTCCTCCATCACCGTCGGCAACGGGGTCACCCTAACCATCGAGGGCGCCGTCACGGCTTCGCCCGTGGCGCAGGTTTTTACCTTCCAAGGAACGGGGTCGGTCATCTACGCGGGTGCCGGTCAGGTGTCCGTCAAGTGGTGGGGCGCCAAGGGCGATGGCAACTCGAACAACCCCTCGCTCGGCACGGATGACACCGTGGCCATCACAAGATGCTTCCTCTCGGTTGGGCTCGGTGTCACGCAGATAGACATGACCAACTTGTATACCGAGGCACGCATCTTCTTCCCGAAGGGTGTGTACGTACTCACCTCACCCGTTACCCCTCCCGGGGGTGCGGACATCATCGGAGAACAGGCCTGCCTGCAGGCTCGGGGTAGCACCGACCTCTTCGACTGCTCTGGTGGCCAGAGAGGCAGGCTCGACGGCCTGACGTTCAACGGGGGCGTGAACGGCATCAGCATCACCAACGCTGGCGACATCGACCAGAACACGTGGTGCATCACTCGCTGCGCCTTCGTGGGCCAGACCGGGGCTTGCATCTCCGCCAACGCGGACAGCACGTCCGTGGTCATCGACCAATGCAATTTCTCCAACTTCAATCTGGGGGCGAATGTCATCTACGCCAACTGCGACGAAATCACCGTTCTCGACTGTTGGATTGAACAGGGTTGCCAGTACGCGTTCAACATTCCTGGGTGTGACTTCACCTGCTTCCGCATCACGGGCGTGCCGGGGGTCATCAGCGGCAGCGGGGCTTGGTTCTACAATAACGGGCCCGGCAACACCATCTGCTCCTACCAGAGCCGTTGGGGTGGCGAGAGCGGCGGCAGAACGCTCCTCTACTGGACCAACTCGACCCTGCAGCTAGGGCCCAGCAATGGCACCCCGGGACAGGTGAGTGGG